CGATGAGGCCGGCGCACAGGATCATGGCGACGGCCGCGGAGAAGAAAGCCTTTTTCATGGCTCATTTCCTTTGCGTTTCCGGGGCGATGAGCCGTCGCCCTGCGTCCCCGGTGGAGCGCAGGCGGCCTGTTAAAGCTTGAATGCGAACTAGCGGGCGAGGCCCGCCATACGTTGCTGCATGCCGAGCCGGATGCGGCGGACCTCATTGGCGTCAGCGAGCGCACGCGTCACCGAGCATGCGAAGGTTTCAGGCTTCGGGTCGCCGGAACGGACGCGCGCGCCGGGGTCGGCCTGGACCGGGACCGCGGAAATCTCCATCGGCTCCCAGTCAGTGACGCGCATCAGCGTCACCTGGCCCTTTCGCTCCTGCTTCTCGACGCCGTAGATCTTGTAGCCGGCGGAAATGTTGCGGATGACGCCGTCGCGGATGTCCTGGACCGTGCCCTGCGCATCTGCGCGTCGAGTGAGCAGGATCGAGGCGACGCCTCGACCGGCTTCGATCCTGGCGCTGCCGGGAACGACGGAACCGATCACCGATCGCAGGCTGTAGGTGTCATGCGTGTCGAGGAACGGCGCGCCGGCATTGAGGCGGTCAAGGCGCACCGCGTTCGGGCTGACGATCAGCTCCTCGTCGAATTCGCCGTCGACCCAGCTGCGGCGGCGCACCGTGGCGCCGGCCGTCCAGATGACGTCGACGGTGTTTGCACCTTCATTGAAGGAGCCGGCGCGCACCTCGGCGTCGCGCATGAACTGCGGCAGCTGGATGATCTCGGTCATGGATTGTTGCCCTGCGGTTGCTGGTTGGGGTCCTTTTCGGAGCCGGAGATCGGTGCGCCGGTGGCGGCGATCATGGCACCGCCGCGCGCCGGCCGGCGGCCGTCGATGTCGAGCGCCAGCTTGGCGGCGTCGACCGTCTCGAAGAAGGTCTTGGTGTCGGCGACGACCTTGCGCCAGTCGCGGCCCCAGGCGGAGATGAACTCCTGCGGCGACATGCGACCCGAACGCACCGCGGCGATGTCGGCGTCGAGATCCTTCTGCGGATCGATCGGCTCGACGGCCGGCATGTTGACGTCGCACGGATAGCCGTCGCGGCGGGCGGGCAGTTTGCCGGCCAGGATGGCGCGGTCGGTGAAACGCCTGTTGACGGGGACGATCAGCCTCGGCGCGAGCAGCAGCCACTGGATCTGCTCGACGAGGCGGCGGAACTCGATCTTGCCGGCGCGCAGGCTGGAATAGTTTGCCTGCCTTAGATCGCCGGTCAGCTGATCGTAGGTGATGCCGGCGCCGGCGGCCATCGCCTGCATGCCGGCGATATAGGCCGGAGCAAAGTTCGACTGCGACGACGGCTGCGCGAAAACCATGTCGGCTTCGCCGATGTCGGCGATCGTGCCGGGCTCGATGCGGGTGATCTTCTGCGCCTCACCCGCCTCGCCCTGTCCGTTCTGCGTCGCGAAGGGGCTTGGCTGGCCGGGCTGACGCTTGAGGAAGCCGGCGAAACAGGCCTGCGTGCGGGCCTGCACGATGGTCGCGGCGACCAGGTCGTCCATCTCCTTGCCGGTCAGCAGGATCGGCGCGAACCAGGAGATGCCGCGCACCTGGCCCCAGCGCAGCGGCCGGTAGAGATGGCAAAGGTCGGCCCACGGCACCAGCACCGAATTGAAGTTGTTGCCGGTGTATCCCTGCTCGCCCGGATGCTGTTCATGCAGCCACAGGCCTTCGCGCTTGCCCCATTGGCCGAGCTTGACGCCGAGACGCTCGCCTTCGATGCCGAGCCGCGAATCGCGGCGGGTGTCGATCTGGTCGCCTTCGAGGCCAAGGATGCGGAAGGGGACGCCGCCATTCGCTTCCTGCATGGTCAGGTCGATCATGCGGATGACGGTGTCGCCGCCTTCGACCATGGAGCGTAGCGCCAGCCCCTGCATGGCGCCCTCATCCATGACGCCCTCGGCATCGGCCTGCGCCTGCCATTCCTCGCGCACCAGGTTGAAGGCCTTGTCCGCACGATCAGAACCGGTGTTAGGCACCACGGTGATGCCGGTGCCGACCGCATGCGAGACGAGCACGTCGAGGATGCGCTGGCCGGCCCAGCCGTCGCGCACGAATTCGCGGGCGCGGTTGCGCACGGCGGCCAGCGCCTGGCCGATCTCGACATTGGCAGCGGTGCCGCGCGCCCGCCAGCCCTTGTTGCGGCGGCCATAGTTGCCGGCGGCATAGCGCTTATCGACCTGGTCGAGCATGGCGCGCGCATTGGCACGGCGCAGCCCGGACTCCGGCGAGAAGACAGATATCAGGCGGTCGAGCGCGTTCATCAGGTGCCGCTATGGAATTCGGTGAAGATCATGCCGGCCTGCGGCTGTCCGGAAACCTCTGCCTCCATGCGTGCCAGCTGGCGCTCCATTTCGGCCATCGAGCGGAAGGTGGTCTGCGTCTCGCCGTGCTTGAAGATCAGCACGCCGGAGGCCATGGCCTTCTTCAACGTGTCGACGTCGTTCTGCGTCCAGGCCATGGCTCAATCCCAGAATGATTCGGCGGGCTCGCCGTCGGTGGCGACGGCCCGTGTCTTCGGCGGCTGCGGTGCGCTCATCTGCGCCTGCATGATCTCCGGCGAGAGGAGATCGACGTCGTTCGGAAAGCCGCGGTCGGCTGCGATCCTGCGCCATTGGTCGGCGGTCATGCGCGACAGTCCGAGATAGTCGGCCAGGGCTGCGTTGTAGACCTCGCAGTCAAGCAGGTGGTTTTCCTCGCCGATGCGCGGCTTCCAGACACGCCGCACCCGGCCGCGATAAGTCTCGCTGGCAAGGTATTCCGATGTGATCTGGCGGAAATAGACCTCGTCCTGCCACCAGGCGAAATGGCAATAACCGGGCGGGTTGGCGTCCAGGCCGGCGGCGATGCCTTCCTTACGCAGCTGGGCGTAGAAGGCGCCTTTCAGCGGCCAGGTGCCGACGGCCCAGACCATGGCGCCGCGGTGGATCTTCTTGCCGCGGAAATCGATGTCGACCGGCTTCGGCTGGCCGAGCGCCGGCCGGCTCCAGCCGTCCTCGCCCTTCAGCGCGAAGGTCGCCGCCTTGCCGCGCACCCAGCTGTAGACGACATGGCTGCGATAGCCCGAATCGATCCCGAACGCGTCGACCGTGCGCATCTTGCCGTAGGCGTCCGGCCATTGCGTGGTGCGGATCTTCTCCAGGCCGACGAAGGCGCCTGCATGCGGGTCGTCGGTGCCGCCCGAGATGTATCCGGCGTCGACGACCCAGCTCTGCCCGTCTGGCGCCCAGGCCTTGATCGAATACCAGATGCCGAGCATCTGGACGTCGGCGGCACCGGTCAGCATCAGGCCTGCCGGCGGAATGTGGCCGCGCTTCAATTCCTTGTCGCGGCGCAGCATCAGCTTTTCGTGGTCGGGCGCGTCGCCCTTGACCTCGAAGGGCAGGCCGAGCGTCAGGTTCCAGAAGGTCTTCAGCTTCAGCGGATCGCCCGCCGTCTTGACGAAGCGCTCGGCGATCTTCTCCCAGGGCACGAAGGGCGAAGTCATCGCATCGAAATGATAGCTCGGATGCGCGCCGGGCCTGCTCGCGGTAGCGACCCAGCGGCCCTTCTTCATCAGCTCGACCTTGTCGGCCGCCTCGACGATCGCGCCGCAGCAGGGCGTCGCGTAATAGGCCTTGTAGGGGAAGCTTTCCTCGAACTTGAAATACTGTCGGTCGAAGACGAACTTGAACATGGTGGCGCAGCCGGGGCACGGCATGTGCCAGTAGCGCTGGTCGCCGGCCTCGAAGCCGGCGTCGATCTTGGACGCGCCCTTGACGGTCGGCGTCGAGATCTTGACCCGCTTCCACTCGCCCGACATCAGGAACGATTCCTGGCGGGCTTCGACCATGCCGAGCGGATCGCCCTGGCCGTCGAGATCGTCGGGATACTCGTCGACCTCGTCGAGCAGCGCGACCTTGATCGTCTTGGAGCGCAGGTCGGCCGCCGAGGTGGCGATCGCCAGCGTCAGCGAGCCGCCGGGATAGACCTTCGACGTCGCGGTCGAGGAATCGCCAGCGCGGCTGGTCTGCGGCTTCACCTTGCGCTTCAGCGCCGGCGTCTTCTCGATCGCCAGCGCCAGCTTGTCCTTGTTGAAGTCGGTCAGCGCGCCGGAGGTCGGCTGCACGATCATGACCCGGCAGGGATCCTGGTCGACGATGTGGCCGACTGCGGCGAGCAGCAGCGTGGTGAAACCGGTCTGCGCCGACTTGCGGATGTCGAACTCGTTGACGCCGCTGTCCATCGACATCAGGTCCAGCGGCTCGATGATGTAGGGCGTGAGCGAGGCGTCCCAAGGCTCATTGGCCTTGGGGCCGTCCGGCACGATCAGATTCTGCCGTGCCCAAGCCGACGGCATCATCCGCTCTGGCGGCGCGATGAGCGCGGCCAGCGTGCCGGCAACGACTGCCAGCGCGGAGCGTTTGAGCGTCAGCTTCATGGATTATCCTAGTCGGCGCCCAGATCGAACTCGGTGCCGCCGTTGTCCTCGTCGGCCAGGCCGGCATTGCGCTGCAGCGTCAGCGCGTCGGCGGCGCGGCGGCGGAGCTGGTCCTTGATGTCGCGCAGCTTGCGCCGCAGCGCCGGCTCGCCTTCGCGCGACGCCGACATGATCTCGTTGGCGAAGCTCGGAAGCTGCTCGATCGCCCGCACGATCGCCTCGCCGGCGCGCACCATGGCGGTCTCGACCTCGGCGACCGGCACCAGCTTGCCCATGCGCTCGCTGACGTCGAGGGCGGAACGGCGTGCTTCCCATTGCGCCTTCTCGGTCTGGGCGTCGCGCAGCGCTCCGGACTGGCCGGATGGTTCGGCCTTCTCCTCGCGCACCGTCTCGGCGGCCTGCTCACGGTAGGCGTCGCCGGCATATCCGACGGCCTTGTCGTAAGCGGCAAGGTCGACCAGGCGCTCGCGACCCTCGCGGCGCGTCGTCACCAGGCCGGCGCTTTCGAACTTATCGACCCGCTTCTTGATCGCCATCTTCGAGACGCCGCGCATGGCGGCGATCTCGGAAAGCGATTTCCAGACGCCTTGCGGCAGGTCGGTCGCCGTCATGTCCGGAAGTCCCTGCGGCGCCTTCGGTTTACCGTCCACCGGCCATCGTAAACATCGTAAACCCGGTTTTTAGGACCGTCTCACTAGGTCCCCCTCGGGCTACGCCGTCCCGCATACGGTTTTGATGGGGGAAGGACCCGCGAGGGGGTGGGTGGCGTGGGTGAAAGTGGTGGTTCGAATCTTTTCCATCGCGGTGAGGCAAGTCGAGCCGATGCTCTTCGCCTCACCCGGGTCCGTCAGGCACCAATCCTACGCCGTACTGAGCGTGGCCGTGTCACTGTCTCGGGAGCTGGATACTCGCTCCACCGTCGACGGATAATCCTGAGCGAGACTCGCTAATCCGGTTTCACGAGAAGTGCAAGAGGGACTTCGATCGGCATCTTGCCGCCCCATAGCGTGAGCATGATGCGATCTCTCCTCCGCCCCTTGATCGCATTGACCGTCCCACTCTTCCCGAAGGCTGGGCCAGATCCCACGCGCACCAATTCGCCTACAGCTGGCTTCCAGTCCTTCGGCTTATCGCCATAGACGCCGAGCGTCACCATCGTGCGGAAGCTATTGAATTGCTTTTCCAAAACAGGCTTCGGTCCATTGTCATCACCGAGCACTGAGAGCACATGCTTGAAGCTCATGAGGCCGTGCCAGGCATCACCACACATGGCGACATGAACGAACACCAGACCCCACAGGACGGGCTTATAGGTGGCGGGAAGCATGCGTCCTCGACGCACCTGTCCCTCGACCCTGTGCAGCGGAAGCCATGTCCCGATGCCTGCATCGGACAACGCCTTTTCCACAACCTTCTCGCAATTCACCCGCACGCGAATCGCATACCAGGCGCGTCCGTCTTCGATTGCTGCCGCTGCAACCTGGCGTTTGACCATCGAGCGAATCGCCAAAGTCCGATCAATCTTGGCCGACTGCCTGTCCGTCGGGCCGATCGCTACCGCCTCACTCGGCCGCTTGCTGTGCATCATGGTCCCCTCGCACCTTCTGTTCGAATGCATCCAGTCCGTCCGGTCCGCCGACCGGGAAATACACCACCGGCATCTGGCCGGGATCGGGCAGCCACGGCCAGCCGCGCTTCTCGTGCTCGGCGAGCCAGCGCTGCCAGGTCTCGCCGCGCACCGGCACCGGCTCCATCAGCGTCGCCAGCGCCTCGAGCTCTGGCGCCACAGTGATGCCGCGCCGGCTCTCCGCCGCCTCGTGCATGCGGTTGACCGACGGCCAGCCATGCGCCGCCTGCCTTGTCAGCCTCGCCTCCCTGCCCTTGGCATCGTCCTGCGCCAGCAAGGCCGCCATGAAGCCCTTGGCCGGCGGCGCTTCCGCCGCAGGCACGGTGAGCAGCGTGCGCAGCCTGACCGCGCTCCAGACCGGCCCGAAGGGCGGTGCCACGATTGCCGTCGGCTTCTCCTCGGTTGGCTCCGGCACCTCGCGCCACAGCTTCTGGCCGAAATAGCTCGACGGCGCCGGTACGTGGGTTTTCTTCTGCGCCTTGAGCAGCGCCAGCCAGTGCGGGAACAGCCTCATCGCCTCGGCCCGATCGACAGCGTCGAGGCCGAGCCACACCTTGAGCGCCGGTTCTTTCGGCATGCCGGCGAAGCCTGGCCAGTCCTTCAGCAGCGCCCAGCCGTCGCGCTCGATCTTCTTGCGATCCTCCTCGCGCGCCTCTCTCTCGACGGAGGGATCAAGGGAGGGGTCTGGAGGGGTTGGGTGACTCAGCTTGTCACCCTTATCCGTCTCCGGCGTCACCCTTTCGACGTCTCCGGTGTCACCCTTATCGCCATCATCTAAGGGTGACACCGTGTCACCCTTCCCGGCTAAGCGCTCGCCGGCCACCAAAGCCCATCCGGACTTTCCGAGCATGTGCAGGACGTCGAGGTCGAGGGCATACTCGTTGGTGCTGCGCGGCCCTTTGCCGCCCTCGCGAACCAGCCTGATCAGCCCGATGTCGAGAAAAGCCTTGAGCTCGCGCTGCACCTGGCGCGTCGAGCATTGCGCGGCTCGCGCGATCGTCGAGATCGCCGGGAATATCCGGCTGCCGTCATCCTCGCAGGCATCGATCAGCTTGAGCAGCACCAGCTTGCGGGCGCAGGTGCCCATGTCGGCGCGAAAGCCTGTACCGAGCAGGAAGGCGCTCACTCCGCCGCCTCCGCGAAGGCGTGGCGTACATTACATTCGGCCAGCAGCTCGATCATGCGCGGCGGCACGCTGTTGCCGACCAGATGGTACTTCTCTGTCTTGGTCAGCCGACGCGTCTTGCCGTCGATGGTGATTTCATCCGGCAGCGCGCCCTTTTTGAAACCATGCGCGGCCGCGCCCTCCTCCGGCTCCAGCATGCGGATGCCGATGTCGTCGATGTAGTGGCGCACGCCCTTAACCATCACCTCGACCAGGCCATAGCGCGCCTTGCCGGTCAGCGCGCCGAGCGGCTGGCGCACGTCGTCATCCTGCTTGCCCGAGCCGAAATAGTGCTGCAGGAAGCCGAGGATCAGATGCGCATGGCTGCCGCCTGCCGCGATCGTTGACAGCGGCTCCTCGATCGGCCGCCCGTCCTGTTTGGTGCCGTGCAGATTGCCAAGCGTCGCCGCGACGACACCCTGCGTCGAGCCGAGCGTGACGATCGTCGATAGTGGGTCCTCGGCCCAGCGGCCGGGCTCGCCGGTGTTGTGCTGCGCCAGGAAGGCCGCCACAAGCGCCGCCTTGCTGCCGCCGACCTGCGTGCCGGCCGGCTCCTCGAGGTCGAGCACGCGCGGCGCCTGTCCTTCCCGCTCGCCATAGCCGGTCTGGATCAGGCTGGCCGCCACCACCGCATGCCGCGGCGCGCCGGCCATCACCGTGTCGAGCGGCTCGGTCGGCATGTACCCGTCGCCGTTCTGGGCGAACTTGGCCAGATGCGCCGCCACCAGCAGCCGGTCTTCCTTCCCCGTCGTGGTGCCGAGCGGTTCGGCCAGGTCGCGCGGCGCGGATTGCGCGGCGCGTCCGCCGGCGCCGACGATCGTCGCGCCGACCAGCCCGAGCGGCACTGCGCCGCCGGGCCGCTTCTCGAAGCTGTTCGCGGTGAAGGTCGGCAGCGGCTCCTCGATATCAGATCCCGTCGCGCCGGTGCGGAACTTGGCGATATGCGGCACGGCCACCATGTTCTCGCCGCCCCTGGCCGTGGTGATCGTGCAAAGTGGTTCGTCGACGGTGCGGGCGGCGTTGCTGCCCTTCGTGTGCGTGATCGGCACGATGAACGGCTTCGCAGCATCGACCACATAGCGCATCACCCCGCGCGCGGTGCGCCGCAGCGTCGCCTCGGCAAGCGGCTTCCTGCGCCCGAAGATCGACTTCACCGGCAGCGACCAGTCGATAATCGTGTGCGCGCCGACCCATGGCTTCAGCCCGAGCCGCTTGGCATCCTTGCGCGGCGCATGCGTGCGCGCCGGCCACACGATCGGCCGGCCGTCCGCCTGGGCGACGCCGAAGAAGCGTTTTCTGATCGTCGGCACGCCATAGTCGGCGCAGACCAGCACGCGGTGCTCGAAATTGTAGCCGAGGCCGCGCAGATGCTTCAGCCAAGCGCGCCAGATCCTGCCCTTGTGGCGCGGATCCGGGATCAGCCATTGCTCGGCGACGGGCACCCGCTCGCCCTTGGCCGCGACCGAGCCGTCGAGCCGCAGCACGCGCCCGCTCGCCGGGTCGCGCTTGGCGACCAGCGGCCCCCAGGTGGTGATCTCCTGCACGTTCTCCATGGTGATGGTCTCGGGCCGCACGGTTCCCGCCCAGCGGCAGATCACCCAGGCCAGCGAGCGCCGCCGCTTCGAAACGGGTTTCGAGCCCTTGGCGACGGAGAAATGCGTGCAATCCGGCGAGGCGTGCAGCGCCCGCACGCCGCGCCCGGCCGTCACCTTGCGCGGGTCGGCCTCGAACACGTCGCAGCGCAGGTGCCTGGTGTGCGGATGCCGCTTTTCGTGCACCGCCACCGCGACCGGATCGTGGTTGATCGCGACATGGACATGGAAGCCGGCATCCTCCAGCCCGTCGCAGCCGCCGCCCATGCCGGCGAACAGCACGACCGTCATGCGATTGTCGAGCGAAAATGGTGCGTTCATCGTCCCGCCTTCAGCCATGCGCCAAAGCTCGCCCGCAGCGCTTTCCACGCTTGCGCGGCCCTGGCGTCTTCGTTGAGTTCCGCGCGCGATGTCACGCCCAAGATCGAGCGCACCTTCTGCGCCGCGCGTTCATTGTTGAGCGGCGGCGCGAGCCCGTGCCGCTCCGCCAGGAATTGCTGGAAGCGCCGCTCCGCGCATTTGATCGCGCATTCGGCGGCGAAATCCTTCGGGTCGCGCACCGGCGCGTTACTTGCCTCGTCGAAGGCCTGGCCGGCCTTCAGCTCGCGGATCGCGGCAAAGGCCTGGTCGAGCAAGGTGAGCAGGAAGCCGACATGGTCGGGCGCATCGGCCATGAAGTTCACTTCCGCGACGCTCGCCGCCTCGAACCTTGCCAGAACGAAGCGCTCGCCATTGCCGGCCTCGGCCTCGATCAGCGCGCCGTTCTCGTCATGCGCGCGCGTCCACCGTGCCGGCGCGATCGCCGCATAGGCCACGCGGACATCCCTCAGCCTCTTGGCATCGGGCGAAGGTCGGGCATGCTCGAATGAGCGCGCGTTCATCCGCGCTCCTGCGTCAATTCGCGGAACACGGATTTGCCGCGCCAGGTCAGCTTCCAGTGTCTGTTCTTCACCCTGCCGCCGACTTCCTCGACCAGGCCGCGCTCGACCAGCACCGGCAGGATCGATGCGACGTGGTTCTGCGAGCCCTTGCCGAGGATCAGGCCGATCTTGGTCGTCTGGTAGCGGAACACGCCGTCGTCGTCGGCATGAAAGCCCAGCACATAGATCACGCCGCATTGCAGCTCGGTCAGCGTGCCCTCGACATTCTGGAAGGCCATGCGGCCCTGCCCGACCGGCTCCGGTTCCGGTTCATCGGCGATCGGCGCCAGCAGCCCGTCGGCCAGCTCGCCGTAGATGACGCGGTGCATCAGCTGCGCCACCATCGCCGGCGCATGGTCGCCGCGAAGTGCTGCCAGCTCTCGCACCGCCTCGGCGAGGTTGCCGGGCAGCGCCACATGCAGCGGCGGCGGCGTGACGGCGCGGCGCATGGCGACGGTCATTGGCCACCTCCCCGCGCGAAAACGGCGAGGCTGTCGCGGCATTTGTCGGCAATGCCGGAGAGTTCGGCCGGCGCGCGGCCGTCGGCGTCGCGCACCGCAAGCAGGATCGACGTGCGCAGGTCGACGAAGGCGAGCCCGACCTCGAAAGAGGCGCGCCGGCAGCATTCGACGATCGAGCCCCGATATTTCAGCATCACCGAATCCGGCATGCGCAGCAGGATGTCCGCGCGCGCCTGGTCGCCGTCGGCATCGTAGAGCTGGCGCAGCATCGGCAGCATGGTGTCGGTCAACGGATTGCCCCCCGTGTTTCACATGGCACAGACGCTGTAACAGCCTGTTGCAGAATGGTTTTTCGCGTCACGCGCCGTCGTTTCACGCCGTCGACATGGAAGTCGAGCGGTCGCAGCCGCAGCGCCTTGCAGAGTGCAAGGAAACTGCCGATGGTGAGGTTCTCGCCGTTGCGGGCGCGGCTGATCATAGCGACGTTGAGCGCCGGCCAAGCCGCCACCGCCTGGCGCGTCGAGATGCCGTCGAGCCGCCGGCGCACCGTGGCGGCAAAGCGCGCGCGATCGAACGGGTCAGGCATCGCCGCCGCCCTCTTCCTGCTTCAGTTTGCGGTCGAGAGCACGTTTCAGCCGCTTCATCTCGCGTTCGGTTTGAGCATCCGGCGCGCGTTCCTTTGGCACAGGCCAGTGCGTGTCGCCGCGCAGCCGCTTGGCCTCGACGGCGGCATAGTAGGAGCCGACCGCATCTGCCTGCGGATCGTAATCGCGGGTCATGTCGGCACCGCCTTGCCGCGAAACGCGCGCGCGGCCGCCAGTAGGTTCGGCGCGGCCTCGGCTCGAGCCGCCTCGCCTTCTTCCGCCGGCCCGCACATCGTGGCGTTCTCGAACACCTTCCAATCGACGCGCAGCATGTCGGTCGGGCCGTCATAGGCTTCCGAGCCGTCCGGCTGCGGCCGCATCTTCCAGACGAACCAGGCGGTGTTCATGCGGCTCGAGGCTTCCGGGCCGTCCCAGCCGTCGCGATGCATCATCGGCAGCCGCCGCTTGAAGACGAGGATCTGCGCCGGCGGGCATTCGTCCATGGCGTAGTTGCGGTTTTCGTCCTCGAAGCCGCAGAGGAAATTGAGGTTCAGAAGCAGCGCCATACGGCGCGGCCGGTGCACGCGCAGCGCATGCGCGACGAAAGCGTTGAGATCGGCGCCATAGGGCGGATTGGTGACGATATCCGGACGCTCGCCCTCGGCCGGCGGCGCCGCCTGGAGAAAATTCTCGACGCGCTGCAATTCGCCGTCCTTGGTCGCGGTGCCATAGTCGATCAGGTCGGCAAGCTCGACCTCGTAGCCGGCATCTTCCAGCATGCGGCTGATCGCGCCCTTGCCGCAGGCCGGCTCCAGCACGCGCTTCGAAAAGCGCATGAAGGAGAGCAACGTGCGCATCGCCTCCGGCGGCGTCTCATAAAGGTTGTTGCCACGTTCGGCAGCGGTCGCGCTGTCGGTGCCGACGGCGGCGCGCAGATTGGCGCGGCTGGGTTCCAGCCCTGCGGCAAGGCGCGCCGCGATAGCACGTTCCACGATACCAGGCGTACGCTGTTCGGCGTCGCGAAGGCGTCGCGCCTCATGCACTTCCTTGGCCGACAGACCGGCGTCCTCCAGCTTGAAAACATTCCCGTCTGGAATGTTTTTCGGCCGGCCCTGCGAGGCGGCGGCGCCTGCCTTCTTCGCCTCGTCATATTCATCCGCCAACCTGACCTTGGCCCGGGCCTCGATCAGCAGCGCGTCGCCCTGCAGCTGCCGCGCCTTCCTCACCAACCGGTCGGCGGCGCCGAAGCGCGCGGCAAAGGCTGCGCCCGCCTTCGCCTGGTCATAGACACCGGCAGCCAGCATGCGCGCCGCGGCGACGTCGCCGTCGTCGAGCAGCGCGCGCGCCCGCTCGACCACCTGCTGCAGGCCGGAGGCATCGAAAGTGGCGACGTCGCTCATTTCCGTCCCCGCCATGCCTTGAGAATCTTCTCCATTAGCGCCGGCTTGATGCCGGTGGCCCTGGCGGCAAGCTCGCCGATTTCCTTGTCGGAGAGCATCGGAAACAATTCGGCGAGCGGATGCGGGAGAAAATCGCTCACAGCAACTGCTCCCGTTTCGGCTCAATGCCGGCGTCGAGCAGCGCCTTCGCAACGGTGTCGCGTGCACGATCAAGGCCGCTGAGAACTCCGGCCAATCCGCCATAGGAGGCGGTGACGCCAGCCTTGCGCACCGCCTTTATTGCCGCCGCCAGTTGCGGCAGATCGTAAATGTACCCGTCGAGCGGCTCGCCGAGGGCCTCTTCCAGTTCCTTCAATTTCTTGGTCGCCCGGTCGCGATCAGCGCCGGCCGCGCGAAGCTGGCGTTCGACCAGCCGCTCGATCTCGGCATCGCGGGTCGCGTTCCATTCGGCGCGCGCCTTGCGAAGCACTTCGGTGACCAGCGCCTCGTCGGCCTCGCCTGCGCGACGCACAAGAGCAGCGACGAAGCCGGGAGACATTGGCTCTGGCGCCATCTTTTTCGGCATCACGCTTTCGCGAAGCCGATCACCGGCCAACTCGTAAAGGCCCCAGCCCGGCGGAATCTCATCCGCCTTCACCAAGCCTTTCGGCACCACGAGCGACCAGCGGTGGCAGAACCGGAAAATCGGCTGCGATTTTTCCGGCGCGGCCTTCTCGCGCAGCCAGTCGCCGCGGCTGATCTTGATCTCGAAGCCATGCACGGCGTGGCCCGTCGACGGCCATATGCCGATCGACACGGCATCGGCATGGCGGCGCACATGCGAGCCGGTGTCGTTTCCGACCTCAAAAAACACTTGGTATCCGGAGCCGCCGAACTTCGAGCGGATCGCAGCCTTAAGGGTCGCGCTGGACACCGCCGCTTCGCTCATTTCCGCCCTCGCCATGCTGTGAGAATCCTCTCCACCAGCGCCGGCTTCACGCCGGTCGCCCTGGCTATCGCGGCGGCATCGCCCTGGCCGGCGCATGCGAAGACCAGCCGCACCTGCTCGTCGAGCTCGTCATCATCGGCGGGCAGTCCGCGCTCCTGACCGACACGGGCCGCGAAACCCGCCTCGAACAGCAACTTGGCGTAGGCGGTCGGCGAGACGCCGGTGTCTCGCGCGCGTTTGCAGATCGCATCGAAGACCTTCGACGAAACGCGAAACGCGAATTGCTTGTTTTCGATCGGCTGGAAACCCTTCATGCCGCCCTCGCTTCGCCGGCGGCACGGCGGCGGTGATGCGGGCAATAGACGTCATGCTCGCTCGGCATGCCGCAGAACAGATGCGGCTCGCCTTGTGCCGCATGGTTGACGGGCCACCGGCATTCCTTCGGCTTGAGCTCGGCCAGCGGCACATGGCGCGCCGCGCCGTCATAGACATGCGGAGTGACGCCGTCGTCGACCAAGCGCGCCTTGACCACCACGGGCACTCCCAGGTGACCAAAGGCGCGGCCTTCCTTCTTGCCCCCGATGTTCGAGGCACGCATAGGCTGCTTTTTCTGGCCGCCGCTGTCGCGCGATAGACCGATGGCCTTCAGCCGCTTATTGCGGTGGACGATGCCGATGATGGCGCTGCGGCTGACATGGCAGCGGCGCCGGTCGGAAAGACGACGCGCGATCTCGCCGGCCGAGAGATCGTCGACCAGCCAGTTTGCGATGGCGTCGACCTCTTCCTGTGTGTAAGCGGTGGCCATCGGTCAAAAGCTCCTCGGCGGCACGAACAGGCAGATGGTCTTGCCGGCATCGAGGCCGGCGCGGTGCGCGCACCAGTGGAACTGCCCGTCGGGGCTGTCCTTGACGCGGCGGTCCGTCATCGGGATCAGCTCGCCGGTCTTGCGGATCTCGTAGCCGCGCGCGCCCTCGATGACGTCGCTGTCGGGCACCGATTCGCAGTCGAAATTGGCGCAGCAGGCGAAGGGATAGGCCCAGCCCTGCGGCTTGGCGGCCGTGGGCAGAGCGTCATGCGGGAAGGCCTTGCCGGCGCCAAGAGCCAGGATGCCGACGGCTATGCCGGCGATAGCCGTGCCGACGGCAAGCGAGGAGAGCAGGAAACCGTGCCGCTTGAGGGCCATGGTCGCATTCTCGTGGTCTGGAACGCCATGGCCTGGCGCAGGCACTGAACTGGACGGAACAGAAGAAGCTCAGCGACCGCCGACGACGGTGAGCTTGTCGCCGGCCATCACGCTGGCCAATGCTTCCTGCACAGCCGTGTTGAGGTCGGCGATCTTGGTCGAAATGCTGCGCAGCCTAGTCGCCTCGTTGGGCGTCACCACGCCGTCCGCACGGGCCTTGACGGTCTCGACGACGAGATGGCCGGCATGCTCGACGAGCTCGGCCACCTGTTCCTCGAGCCGAGCCACCTTGCCGCCTTCCTCGGACGCGCTGAGCGCGCGGCCGTTGAAGGCGGCCATCACGGCGGTGAGCGCCGGCCGGCCGCAATCGCCTTCCAGCATCAGCACGACGCCGAGCGGCATCAGATCGCGGTCAACGCCGCCGTTCCAGCGGCCGACCTGGCCCTTGGAATAGCCGGTCATCTCCATGACGCGGGCGATGCCCCCGCAGAATTTGATAAGGTCGGTCTGGGCCGAAAGAAGCTGGAAGCGCCAGCGTTCGGTGTATTCGGTCGTCTCGGTCAAGCGTGCCTCCTCGCAACAAGGCAAAAAGCATTCACGCGGCGGGAATGGCCGCCGTAGATTCCCGTAGTGGGATGGTCGGAGAGGATTCAGAATACAGACCTAGTTCATGGAGGCCCGCATGCCTGTCGCAGAAAGATCATCGCCGCAGTCCCCTGAGCTCTTGGTTCCGGTCCGGTTCGTCCGCCCGGAAGCGGTTCTGTGCACGCCGGCTGAAATCCGGCAGATCGGCGAGATCGTCGCCGAGATCCTCGCCGGCACGCGCCAGCAGCGGCGAAAGCCCGATCGCTTTGCCTTCGGCGGCAATCAGTCTGGCCAGCACGTCGGCCTCGGCGCGGCCGTCATGCGCGGCGATCAGGCGCAGGATGAAGCGCGAGGCGCTGGAAAGCTGGACCGCGTCGGCGCAAGCAGCCCCCTGCGCCAACGCGGTCTTTTCCGGCACGGTGGCAACCGGGCGGCCGGATTCTGTGAAATGCAAGAAAGCCGCGCCGCCGGCGGAGGGTGGCTCCGGCGGCGCGGCATTGACCGCGCTGCCTGGGGTAAGGGCTGGCGCGGTTTTCTCAAGCGGATCGAGCGGCTCGGCGGCGCGGCACGGCACCAGCCGCTCGGAGAAGGAGGGGGGGGCGAGGCTCATGCGGCGCTCTCCTGCGCGGGAGGCGCTTCAGCCGCCAGCCGCTCCAGCATCTTTCTCGCCGGGCCACGCGGCGCCGATCCGTTCTCCCAATTGGAAACCGTGCTCTGGTCGACGCCGACGGCCTCGCCCAGTTCCGCCTGCGTCAAGCCGAGATCGGCGCGCAGCTTCTTGACGTCGATTTCCTGTTCCATGCAGAGATTATGGAAAACTCATAGTTCGATGTCAATGAGTTTCTCATATCGATTTCTGGCAAAGTCAGACCATGGACTTGCATGAGAGATTGGCGGCTGCGCGCAAGCAGGCCGGATACGAGACGGCGGTCGAGGCGGCGGAAGCCGTCGGCGTGCCTTATGGCACCTATTCCGGCCACGAGAATGGCAGCTCGGGCTTCCGCGCCGACAAGGGCGAGATCTACGCGCGAAAATTCAAGGTACGCTTCGAGTGGCTGATGCGCGGTACCGGGCCGATGGTCGACCTGGCGTCGAAATATCGCGAGCTGCTCACGATCTACGATCGTCTTCCGCCGAAGCTGCAGGAGCAATATGCTGAGCTTCTGCGCACGATTGGAGAGCCCTACCAACCGTCAGAGCCTGATCCAGCACCGAATCCGGCAAAAGCAAAATCAGCTTGAGCACCCGGTCGCGCTCGATGATGCGACGCATTTCGTGAAGCGAAACGCCCTCCGCAAGGATTTTTAGACTTTCTATTGTTTCATCGCGCCGCGTCTTCCCACGCGGCTTAAAGCGTATCATTTCCCCAGCACCTCCCGACCCGCCGAGTATTCTTCCATTTTAGCAATCATTAATTCGTGGTCGACCAGTTTCACTCTCTTTAACGGAATATTTCAAGCTGTAATCAAGCCCTTCATTGGCTGTGGATAACTCATAGCACATCGTGGGACATTTATAGCACAAGGTGCACCGATTACAGGTTGCAAACCTTTCAGCCATAAGTCGCAGCCATGCCTGCGCAAGACCGCCTCACCATCCATGTCCGCATCACGCCCGAGCTGCTTAAGCGCATCAAGATGGCGGCCGTCCACAACGAGCGCAGCCTCAACGCCGAGGTGACATCCAGGCTCGAGCGGTCCTTCCCGCTTTCCGACGGCGACCGCGACACGGTCGTGAAGCTGCTCGCCGAGGCGATCGCCGTCATCGACAAGGGCAAGGCGCCGGGCTGAAGATCTCATATCTCGCTCCCACGGGTGGCGCCTTAAGCAAAAACCGCCCGTGCGAACCGGTCAATCGGGGGCGGCGGTGTCCGCCCGACGAGGCTCCTGACAAGTACCTTCAGGAGCCTTTGCCGAAAACGCCCGATATGCCGCGAATGGCCCATGATTCGCTTGCCCGTCGCGCGGATTTGCGCGTGTGGCGCCGGCTCTTATGAGTTTCCCATAATTCAGCTTGACCATGTTATGAGTTTTCCATAACATTACCTCCACTCGCATCCCGCGAGCGGAGCAACCTTTATGATCAGATACGCCCTTTCCGACCCGCTGCCGCCACCGCCGGCCGGCGCCTCCGCCTTCGTCGAGCGCCCGATCGTCGAGCGCATGGCGGACAAGATGCTCGAGATGGCGATGAACGGCGTCGCCGTCACGGCCGACAGCCTGGCCGAGCATTCCAGCTTCACCCGCGCCGAGATCAAGGAACACGGCGCCGACGCCGCCGACCTGGCGAAATCACGCGCCGTCCGGCAGGCGTCTTGACGCCGGTGGCCGCCAAGTCCCCGGCCGAATTGCTGATCGAGATCTCGGCCTTCTCGCCCGAAATCTTCGATTGGATTGCGCTGCAGCTGAAGGCCGGCCGGCGGCCATCTGAGATCCTTGCCATGGCCGCAGAATCCGTCATCGGCCCTGCCAACGACAACTGTCCGCGCCGGCCAAACTGATGGGCCGGGACGAGATCGAGGAACGAACCCTAATCGACATCAGCCGCGCGCAACGCGCGGCTTCAACCAAGGAGGAACCCATGGATACCGTCCAGCTTACCGCCGACATCGTGTCGGCCTATGTCTCGAATAATCCCGTTCCGGCCGCGCAGCTGCCGGCGCTGATCGAGAGCGTCAGCGCCTCGGTCAAGAGCCTCGCCACCGGCCAGGTGGCGACAGCTCCGGCGCCGCTGGTGCCGGCGGTCAACCCGAAGCGCTCGATCTTCCCAGACTTCATCGTCTGCCTGGAAGACGGCAAGAAGTTCAAGTCGCTGAAGCGCCATCTCGCCACAGACCACGGCCTGACGCCGGACGCATATCGCGCAAAATGGGGCCTGTCTGCCGATTACCCGATGGTGGCGCCGAACTATTCCAAGAAGCGCTCGGCGCTGGCCAAGGCGTCCGGCCTGGGGCGCATCGGCAAGCCCTATCACGCGGTCCAGTAGGCGCGGCGATGAACGAGCGGCTCAACCGACCCGTGGCGCGCGAGATCGCCACGGCACCGATCTTCCAGGGCGAGCCGCGGCACGTCTGCCCGCTCTATCCGGATTGCGAATGCAGCAGCGACTGCACCGCCGGCGCCCAGCGCCGGCGGGCCATCGCGATCGCAAAGTGCTTGGCCGTCGCCGCCGTTGCGATCGCGGCAGGACTGATCATTTGGAGCATGTTCCATGGCTGACAAATCCGCCATCGAATGGACCGACGCAACATGGAACCCGATCGTCGGCTGCTCGATCGTCTCGCCGGGCTGCACCCATTGCTACGCCATGCGCATGGCCGCAAGAATTGAAGCGATGGGTGGCGCGAAACATTATGCCGGCACCACGAAGAAGGTGAACGGCAACTCCGCCTGGACCGGCAAGGTGGCGCTGGCGCCCGAGCGGATCCTGCTTGAGCCGCTGACCTGGCGCCGGCCGCGCCGCATCTTCGTCAACTCCATGGGCGATCTCTTCCACGAGGACGTGCCGGGCGAATGGATCGACCGCGTCTTCGCCGTCATGGCGCTGGCGCCCCAGCATACGTTTCAGGTGCTGACCAAGCGAGCGAAGCGCATGCGGGAATACATGCTCGAACGCTGGCAGCCGGCGCCGGCACACCGATTGGCGTGGCCGGGCGGCGACGCAATCGACATTCCGGCCGAGACGGCCGGCGAGGATCGAGAAGACCAGGTCCGCGCCGCTTGTGAGCCATTCCTCGAAAAGCTCGGCCTGGTCGATACCGATAATGATGACCTCTGGACCGAGGACGGCAACTGCAAGGCCATGACGTGGCAGTGGCCGTTGCCCAACGTCTGGCTCGGCGTCTCCGCAGAGCGACAGCAGGAGGCCGACGAGCGCATCCCCGAGCTGCTCGCCACGCCGGCCGCGATCCGCTTCGTCAGTGCCGAGCCGCTGCTCGGGCCGATTGATTTCAGCGCCTTCGGCATGGCCGTTCATCATCATCCGAACAATGACCGATCGAGCCCGGCGGTTGGCGAGACCGTGCGCAAGGCGCGCGAGCATCTGGCCCGTCAAGCCGGCGTCGGAACGCTCGACTGGATCATCGTCGGCGGCGAGAGCGGACCGGGTGCCCGGCCGATGCATCCCGCCTGGCCGCGCGCGATCCGCGACCAGTGCGCAGGGGCCGGCGTGCCGTTATTCTTCAAGCAATGGGGGGTTTGGGGTCCGGACGATGGTCCGCCCACTGTTGGCCGGGACCGTGTATTCGAAGGGTCCGTGCAGTGCGCGGTGCTCTCGGGAGAGAAATGGACTTTCCACGAGAACGGCTTCGAACCCGACTGTGACGCAGGCGACGGGGAATGGGTCTATAGGCTCGGCAAGAAAGCAGCCGGCCGGCTGCTCGACGGCATCGAGCACAATGGCATGCCGGAAGCGCGCGAGGTGCCGGCGTTATGAGCAACCTCAACCCTTCGGTAAATCGCTGGCTCGCCGACAAGCACATGGATCACATCGACCATGCGCTCGGCCGGCCGATCTGGCCGCTGCGCGAGACCTATCGCAATCATTTCGCCATCAGCGTCGGCGATCCACTGGCGGCCGAGTTCGATGGATCGCTGCACTGGACCAAGAATTTCGAGCAGTCGGGAAATGCCTTCTATAGCGTCACGCCGGAAGGCAGGGAGGCGCTGGCCACGCACCTTGCCGAACTGCCACTGCAGGCTCAACCCTTCGAAGTCGCACTCGACGGGTTCCGGCGTATCGTCCCCGCGCTCACGCGCGGCAAGGCCAAATACGCCTACTATCTCGACGTCAGCGATTCGTGTCCTGACCTGACCTTTTCGGACTTCTGCAAGCGTTCGACGGTCCGGAGGGCGGCATGATCGAGAAACACGCCGGACTGCAGCAGATCGTCTGCGACTGCGGTGCCAGCCAACGCCGAACCTACGAAGCCGATGAGTTCGACGTGATGGTGTCCGATGCCCGCGCCGAAGGCTTCGTCATCACCAAGATTGCCGGCGAATGGACCCACACCTGCGAAACCTGTGCCAGCCCCGGCCGGCGCGGAGGGAGGCTGCTGTGAGCGACCCGATCCGCGTCCAGCTCTCGCGCCGCAAAGGCTGGCGCATGCCCGACAACACCGTCACTGTCGCCAGGCCGGGGCCATGGGGAAATCCGTTCGTCGTTGGCAAGCACGGCGACGCCGCCTATTGCGTTGATCTCTACAAAGCCCTGCTAGCGGGCCTTCTGCGCGTCGGGACCGACCCCGATATCGCGGCGCTGGAGCGGACGCGCCAGTTCGTGGCTGAGAACGCCGCAGAGCTGAGCGGCAAGAACCTCGCCTGCTGGTGCAAGCCCGGCGCGCCCTGTCACGCCGATGTGCTGCTGGAGATCGCCAACCGTCCAATCACCTGCGACCAGGTCGCCAGATGATCGATCACGCGCGAATCGTTCCCCGTTTCATGACCGACGGAGAGCTGCGCGCCTGGTTCGGGCTGTCGGAGCGCGCGTTGAACCGGCTGCGCGCAACCCGCAGTTTTCCGCCGAAGGACGAGCAGATCGGCAAGACCGACCGCCGCTCGGTGGAAGTTTTCTTTGACCGGCGCGCCGGATTGGATTCTCCTCTCCTCGCCGGCGGCAATCCCGCCGCCGTCGATGGAAGGGAATATTTCGATGACTGATCTGAGAACGGATCGGCCGGGCTACAAATACCGGCCCCGATCCGACGGCAGCCGCGCCCACTATTGGGTGCCGCGGCGCGCCGCCAAGCACGCGCCGGCCGCGCTCGAAACGCGACCGATCACCGAGGACCTGATCGTGGCGACGCTTGCCGCCTGCCCGGAGCTCGCCGGCGCCGACGAGGCCGTCGCAAAGATCTGCCGCGACTGGACCGACGAGCTCCGCGGCGACCTCGAGGTGAAGGCAAAGGGAGAGGCCTATGACGGAACCATCGCCTCGCTGATCCGGTGCTACCGCACGCATGAGAAATCGCCGTTCCGGAATCTGAAGCACTCGACGCGCATCCGCGACTATGACCCGTCGCTGCGGCTGATCTCGAAAAGCGTCGGCGAGCGGCTGGTGAAGAACCTGGTCGGATCCGACTTCAGCCGCTGGTTCGAGGGCTGGGGCTCGAAAGGCCGCGCCAGGCGGGCGCACGGTGCCATCCGCAAGCTGCGCGCGGTGCTGTCATGGGGCACGACCGAGCGGCTTGACGGCTGCCGGCAGGCGCGCGAGATCCTGTCGCTGATGGAGTTCGCCACGCCGGACGCCCGTCGCGTCAAGATGGAATACCGCCACGCGCTGAAGATCTGCGCCATGGCGCTGCGCGCCAAACGCCCGTCGATCGCGCTCACCCAGGCGCTGCAATGGGACACGGCGCTGCGCCGCATCCACATCATCGGCGAATGGCTTCCGCTCAAGGACGGCGACGCCGGCGGCATCGTGCGCGGACGCACCAAGTGGCGAGGCCTGACGGTGGCCGACATCTCGGCGAAGCAGGTGCTGACGGTGCCGATCGTCTCGAAGGGTAAGGCGGCGACCGAGCACGACCTTTCAAAATGCCCGCTGGTCCAGATGGTGCTGAAACGCGTCAAAATCCCCGCCTTCGGCCCGCTGATCGTCTCTGAAACAACGGGCCTGCCCTACCGGGAAAACTATTATGCCACCGACTGGCGCGAGATCGCCACGACCGCTGGCGTTCCGGAAAACGTCTGGTCGATGGACGCAAGGGCCGGCGCGATCTCGGAAGCGGAGGCCGCGACCGACATCGAATCGGCAAGGAAAATGGCCGGCCATACGACGATCAAGACGACGCAGGGCTATGTGAGAAACGGCGACCTCGACAACAACCGGAAGGTAGCCGAAGCCCGCGCCCGACTGCGTAAGTGACACGGCAGTGACACGCGTGACACGGCCATTGATTTTAAGGACGATTTTCTTAGCAATTTCAGGTGGTTGACTGGAGCGGGTAGCGGGAATCGAACCCGCATATTCAGCTTGGAAGGCTCCTGGAATTTCAATGAAATCAATGCGCCGTGTCACTGAACCTCGCATGCCGTGTCAATTGCAGGGCATAAGGTTCGATAGCGTGTCAGTGGGCTGAAGTGGGCGAATTAGTCGCACCGAACCCCTAACTTCCTATATGTTTACCGGATAGCATGGAGGAGAGAAGAGTGGATCGTGAGCGTCTCGATGCCTTTATACGCGAAGGCTTGGAAATCAGCTTGGCCAAGGGATATCCCGCCCCGGTATTCCGACGCATGATGCACGAACACGGCACGGTTGAAGCTGTCCGTCGTCTAGCCGAGGCCGACGTCCTTCAGTCCGGCCTGCGAGAACTTGCCAAACTGGACCTGCTTGAATGGTCCGCGGAGCAAGCCGTTTTGAAATTCCCAAAATTGTTTCCGCGTCCGCTTACCCGCGCAAGCGCAAGATTTAAGTTGGAACAGGCGCGGAAGGAGGCGAATGGTGCCCACCGGACCTAAAGGCCAGAAGAGCAGGCGCGCACGCACCGGCTTAGAAGGCCGACGGAAAGCCTTTTGTTTTCAGCAAAGTTCCGAATCCGCGCAGGGGTTAGCGTGCGGAACATAAACAGAAACTTGGAACGGATCAGCGGCTGCGTTTAGCATAGGTGCTGATGTCGCCCGTCGGCCTGGTGTCGGGCGTATAGCTGAGGCCGACCCTGTCGCCGCCGCAGCGCGCGCAGCGCAGCTTCGGCCGCACATCCCACTCCATTGCCTGCGCATCCGGGGCCGAACCGATCGCGCAGCATGGCGAGATCGAGCTTCTGTCTGTGGTTGCAGGCGTGGTTGTGGCAAAAGGCGGTCATCGTCATCCGCTCGTCGATGAGCTTCTGCCAGGTCCAATTCTTGCCGGTCATCGCGCCGATATAGCAACGCCCCTTGACGCGCGCCAGCACCGTTCCAGAATCGCACTATGGCCAAGGGCGGGATCAAGATCGGCGACGAGGTGGCGATCGACGCCACGGTGCGCCGGCGCGTCACCGAAGATCGCGTCAGTGTTTCGATCCCTGGATACAACTTCCCACACTCGATCACAGACGCCACGACCAAGGTCAAGCGCGGGCAGCGGGTCGAGCTGATAGGTCATGTCGTCCGTGTCGACGAGGATAGCGTGACGATCGGCGGGTCAGACCTTGGGATTACCGTCGCGCGCGATGCTGTTAGGCTGGCGAAGCCCTAGACGCACAAAAAGGCCCGCGCATCCCTGAAGGAACACGCGGGCCGAGGCGCGGGGCAACGCGCTTGGGAGATCTTATGGGTCTGGCGTCAACGGCGCGACAGCGACTGGTGCCGGCGTGATCCTGAAGCGCACCGGCGGCGCATCGACTACGATGGGATAGGCAAGCTTCTGGAGCAGACCGCAGGTGTATGTGAAGCGCGCATCATAGCGCGCCGGGCCTACGGAGGCCGCCAGAGGCACCGTGATCGAACGATGATAGGTTTCGCGCCCTTCCGGCGGATAACCCTCGATCAGGGCCTGCTTGCCTACCGTATAGGTTGCCGGGACATGCACGTTGCCGTCGACGTCAGTGATGTAGCGTTCGACGCTCGCCGTGCAGACGCGGTTCTGGACGACGGTGTATTGGACATCGAGAACGCCGCCCTGTGGCACTTCGGTAGTCAGGGCCGTGGCTACTTCGAAGACGGTCGGTGGATCACGATCCAGAATCGACGATATCGCCGCGGCAATGCCGACGCCGGCCAGTCCGGCCAGGATGAAGACGGTGGCCGCCGGCAAATCAATCTTTCGCCGGAATGAGTCCCATGAGCGCAAAAGCTTCAATGCTTCCCCCCGGATGAGGCGAAGTAGGAAAGCACTTGGTTGACCGCGACCAGCGTCCCAGCTACGAACAGTAGCAGCTTGGTCGACGTCCTGGCGATCCAGCTTACCTTTGTCCAAAGTTCCACGACCTGAAACCCTGCTTGGAACTTTTCCTTTTCCAGCGCTAGGAAGAGGTCGAGGCGATGGCGCTTTTCCTCCGGCAGTTTTCCGGCCCATATCAAGGCCGTTCGTTCTTCGGTGGTCAGTCGGTCCAGCCATCCGATGGTCTCCGGGTCGAGGTCGAGCAACCTCCGCGGAAGCGCTCTTCCGTTTTCATCATCCGCCATTTCGCCCCGACGCCCTTCTGATCATGCGATGCACTTTACGGATCGGGAGGGATTTGCGCGCAAAGTGCCGCTAGCCGCCTCGATCTCCTGTATCGAAGGTGGTTAGGGCCGGCGTCGGGGCGGCAACCCCTATGCTGGCCCGTCTTGTTGCCTGTCATTTTCTTAGTATCGAACCACGCCGAGCAATAGCAGCACCACAAGGATCACGATCAGCACGATGCTGATCAGATTGGACGGCAAGCGATTGGCGACGAGGCCAGACGGCCAGCCGGTGATGGCCAGCACGAGAAGCACGATGAGCAGCAAATCAAAGCGAGTGATCATGCGAGTCTCCCTTCGGTTCAAGGCAATGACGCGGGCTGCCGGTTATCCCACTCGATGATCTTGTCCACCTGAGCCGAGCACTTAATCAGCCCGGCCTCGTTGACGTCGCCGCGGTCGAGCAGGTCGCCGGCGGATTTGGCGCCGCGCAGACGATCACCGGCAACAGCGCCCTGCTTCGTCCATATCTTCTGGCACTTGCGCTTCAGTGCGGCCGGGATATGCCGCTCGATGGGCTGGAGCTCAGTGATGACCTGTGGCTTTGGGCTGCTCGTACAGCCGCAGAATATCATCAGGGATAGGAGTGCTGAGAAAATTGTTGACCTTCGCATTGTTCGCCCTCAGCTCGGAAAGCTTGGTGGCCATGTCCAGCGTTGACTGGTTGGCGGTGTCGATCTGGTCCTGAAGCTCGGAAACAAGCTTGTCGGCCTTGGCAGCGTCGGCTTCGGCCGTGAGGCGGGCCGCTTCGTTGTTCTTATTGACGGTGACGGCCATATCCCGGTCGCGAACAGCGGCGTCACGGGCGACAAGCGCGTCTCGAGCCGAAACCTTGTAGTGATAGGCGACGAGGCCAAGTCCCATGAAGGCGATGACGACGAGACCGGCCGCGATCAGACGAGCCTGAAGCATAATTACCCCCACGCCAGCGCGCAGAACAGCACGACGATCAACGCGACAGCGCAGCCGCCCAAAGCAAAGGGCTTGGCGGCTTCCCATGCGGCCAAGGCGAGCTCGGTCCGGCCTTCCATCAGTTCAGCCCCGAGACGCAAAGCTCGGCCTCCCCGATGCGCTGGGCATCGCCCATTTCCCGCCGCTTCACGAGGCCCGGAAGCACGTCGCCGCCGGCCTTATTCCATGCGGTTTGCGCCTCGCAGGCGTGGCGATATTCGTGCTTGGTCACGAACTCCGCTGCGCGCGACCCGATCTGACCGCGGCGTGGCTTCTTCGACCCTATCCCAAAATTGTACGCGCCGGAGATCATGGATGCCTGGACGCTGATCGGCGCCTGCCAGAAATCCTGAACCTTGTCGACGAGCGGCAGATAGAAGTCGTGCGTGACGCGATCGATCAGCATCGCATCGCACTGCTCGAGCGTTGCGCGCATGCCAGGATGAACGCCTTTGGTCTCACCCCAGCAGACCGTCCAGACCTTGACGCTATCCTGATATGCAACCAGCCGGAGCCCTTCCCAAGGCTTGATCAGCTTGTCGACGGCCAGGCGAACCGCTGGCGGCGTATAGCCCTTGGCAACGGCCTCATGAATGGCTGCGACGCGCGGATCCGGCTGAGCCGCAATGAAGGCGGTCCATCCACTCGCAACGGCGAACAGAGCGGCACCAGCCGCAGCCGCCCTACCACGCGGCGTGGAAGCGATCTTATTGATCGGCATCTTGATCCCCCGAAATGCTGGTTTGCTTGGTGACGCGCAGCACAGGCACGATCGCCGCCGCGATGCCGGCAGCGGCCGTGAGCGCGCCATTGGCGAGGATGAGATCCCGCGACGGGTAGGCCTGCGTGATGGTGTAGAAGTAGAGGCTGGTCGCGATGCCGCTGAGGATCGCGGCAACGATGCCGGCCCAGACCGCCCAGCTTCGAAAGAGCACGGTCCGCCAGTTGGCCACCAAGCACATCGAATATACTCCGATATATTGTGGAAGACGGTGATCAGACCTTGGCCCGGTTGCGCTTTGCAGGTTTCAGCGGCAGAGTGCCGGTCAGATGAGGACTAGACCAATGGATGGCGAGCGAAAGATTTCCGCGCTTGAGTACGCGTTCCTGATTTTCGTGATCGTCGCGGCCTTGATCTTCGTTCTGGCCGCCGTGCAGTGGGCCGGCATACCGTTCATCGGTCATTGAAGCTTAAGCGCCGACGTAACTCTTCATGTCGCTGGCGATGGCATCGCGCGTCCCGCTCGTCGGAACGGTGCTGAACGCCGCCATTTCGAATATTTTCATGTCTGCCCACGCGTCAGAAGAGCGACCCCCGACAGAAAGAACAGAGGTAAGCGACGACGTGTTGCCGGATGCAGTATCGATCCACGATCCGCCATTGACGCGAACCGAGACATTGCCGCTCTCATGCTTCCATTCAGCGACGTAGGGCGTCCCCACGATGACCGCAACCGTCGAAGCGACATCGTTGTTGCCATCATTGTTTAACGCAAAGATCGTGTCCGGATTGCCAACGGTCGCATCCGTGTTTCTGAGGAAAAGCCCCATGTTGTTTGCGGCATTGGTTCCGAAAATCTGATGGTTCGAGGTCAGGAAGGTGCCGTTGTTGATCGTGATCGCGTCCGGGATGAAGCTGGCGATGATGTAGCCGGCATTGTTGGCGATGAAGGCTGAAAGAGCGGCGGTCGAAGGTAGTCGGTCATCCACGCCGTCGAAGTCGGCACAGGTTCTGCTGTTTGGTCCTGCCGTGGCGACCAGCGGCTGGAGGGTGGTGGAGGCGATGGCCAGATCGCGCGCATTACCGCTTTGATCCTTCAAGGCGCTGACACCAGTGGCAGTCGTGTAGCGGGCACTTCCTATGAAGGCGGCAACCAAATCGCGACCCATCGACCATGCGCCGGTCGGCGACAAGCCGTTGAACAGTGCCGTGACGGTAGCCGTGGCCGACGATGTTGCGCTTGCGCTGCCGCCTCCGTTGGATGCGGTCACGGTGCAAGTGATGGTTGACCCGTTGTCGGCAGACTGGATTTCGTAAGTCGAGTTCGTCGCGCCGCTGATTGATGAGCCCCCGCGCTTCCACTGATAGGCGTACGAGATTCCTGTGCCGGTCCAGGTTCCAGTCGAGCACGACAGGATATCGCCGATGAATGTGTTCCCGGTGATCGCCGGTGCAGCGGTGTTGACCGGCGCAGGGATTGCAGCCGCATCGGCGAACTGGTCGATAGTGATAGAGAATGGCCCGGCATCGGCGTTGTTGAACCACAGCGCGACACCAAAGGTCGTGGCGCCGGAGACGTTTGAGAACGGTGATGGTGCTTGCCCGGTGAACTCCGTGTTCCAGGTCGACCCGTCCACGCTGGATTGCAGCGTATAGGTCGTGCCATCCGAAGACGTGATCAGCCGCAGATAGTTCGGCCCCGCCTGCGTTCCAGAAGCCGCTGCGCCGCCATCGTTCGTGGTCTGCCCGGTCTGGACATTCCAGCCGTTCGGCGGCGTTCCATAGACCTGGTATTTGTGGAGCCCCGTCGAGCCGTCACCCCGGAGACCGACGATGTGGAAATCGTTGTTGTTCTTGAAGCCGAAGCCGACCATAGCGAGCTTGCCCTGCTGGGCGAGCTGCGAAAACTGTGGCGTGTAGCGGAACGTGTATTGCCGGCCGGCCTGGATATTCGCCAGCGGCACGACGAACTTGCCGAAGGAGCCGGCCTTGACCTTGCCCTTGATGGTCGTGTCGCCGCTCGTCGTTGTGGTGACGACGGGCTGGTCGACGAAGCCGTCGCCATCGCCTGCGCCGGCCGCTCCCGGCCCGCGCCCACCGAGCATAAAGGGAGCAAGCATCAGGCGGCGCCCTGGAAGCCTTCGGCGGTCAAGGTGAAGGTGGTCGAGTTGGCCGACGGCGTGAAGTCATTGAGCGTCTGCAGAAGCGCGAAGATGGTCTTGGCTCCCGAAACCGGCGTGGTGATGATGCGCGAGCCTTCATCGGGAACACAGACCGCTCCGGAGCCATCCTGGAAGGCACGGAAGGTGCCGGACATGGATCCGATGAAGCCGGCCTGTTTCTGGCTCCAGGCGAGGTTGTCGCCGCCCTGCACGCCTGAATTGGCGGTCGGATCGGAGTTGAACAGCCAGACGCGGAAGGCCTTGCCAGCGACCCCTGTATCGGTCGACATGACGCGAATGCGCTCCAGCGTGATCGTGTCGTCGTTGACGTCTGAAAGGCTGAGCGAGATCGCCGTGACCGAGGCGATCGTGGCATTGTTCGAGACGGCATCATTGGCCGTGTAAGGCGTGGTGTTCGCCGGCCGGGTATAGGCCGAGGCCGCCGCGACAATGAACTTGGTCTTGACCTTGCCGATCAGGTTGGTGCCGGCGCCGAGCTTCAGCGTGCCGGCGATCCACTGCACGATGAGTCCGCGCAGGTATTGCTGCACGGTGCCGTTGGCGTCGGTCGTGACGGCAGCACCCGACGTGGTGCCGAGGATGCCTTCCAGCCCGTCGACATAGGCCGAAAGCGTGGTGGCGATGTCGGTGTGCAGCGTGTCCAGCTTCGTATTGGTGCTGGTGATCAGCGTCTCGACCCCGTCGACATAGCCTTCCAGCTGGTCGGTGTAGCCCTTGAGGTCGGTCAGCAGCCCGGCGAGCGTCGTGCCGAGATCCGTGTGGATGGTATCGAGCTTGGTGTTGGATCCCGTCACCAGGGTTTCAAGGCCGTCGACATAGCCGGCGATGGTCGAGGTGAGCGCGGTCAGGATGCTCGACAGGCTGGAATTGCTGGTGCCGATCAGCGCCTCAAGGCCATCCACATAGCTGGCCAGCGTCGTCGCGAGATCGGTGTGGAGGGTTGCAAGCGCCGTCACCGCCGGGTCGTCGCTGGCTAGCGTGACGCGCTGTACGCCAGCGGCAACAGCGCCAGCGCCTCCCACGGCATCGGCCGCTGAGCCTTCGCCGCCGAGCACCGTCTTCACTCGCTGGAAGTCGACGCCACTAATCTTGTCAATTGCTACACCGTCCCCCGTAGCCGGGAGGGTGGCTTGATCATAGGCCATGTCGGATTTCCTTGAATTTAGGCGGCGAGCGCCGGCAGCAGGCTGCTGGCCTGCGTGGCGTAGACGGTCAGCGACTTGATGCGGGTCTCGGCATTGACGAAATTGCCGGGCAGGCCGCCGAAAGATGCGGCATTCGGCGCGATCGAAAACGTGTCGGGATCGCCGGAGTAGGGAACGACCGATCGACCGTCGACCGAAAACTCCAGTTCGGAATCGGTGCGCGTCCAGGCGATCACATGGCCATTGTCGCCTATCGGCGCCGAGGCATCGACCGCCTGCCGGAAATGGCTGCCGGAGAAGTCCGACAGGTTCATGAAGTTCGAACCGAGGCTGTCCTGGCGCTTGACGATCACCCCGTCGTCACTGGTGCCTGAGTTGATGATCGCGAGCGGAACGATGCTGCCGGTATAGTCGAGATGATCCCAGACCAGCCGGAAAGTACCGTTGGCGAGCACGTAGGGCAGCAGATCGCCAATGATGTCGACCACGCCATCCGTCATCACCAGGCCGTCGGCGGTAATCAGCTCGGGATTGGCGATGACGTCGGCCGCGGTCTTGGTCACGCCATTGACGAGATAGGTGCCGGCAATGAAGTTGATCGCCACAAGCGACGTGATCGACGGCGCCGTGTGCTGGCCGAGCGGCTGGGCTGCGACACCTGGCATCATGCTGTCACCGTTTCCTTGTGGCGCTTGAACAGCACCCAGAATTCGCCGGGCATCGTGGCGAGCGGCGGCGGCGCGACCTTGGCGCCGATCGCCTCATAGGTCTTGCCCTTGTATGAAAGCGTGATGCCGGCAGCCGACAGGGGGGCGGTTTCCGCATCCTGGAAGACCGGCACGAAAGCCGGATAGGTGCCGGTGACATCGGCCGTCGCCCATTTCTGGAACTGGCCTATGACCGGATTCTGATAGGGGCCACCAGCCGCATAACCCTGCGCCTTCAGGATCAGGTTGTTGGCGAGCGCCTGGTTGAACTTCAGCGACGGATGTCCAGGCACCGGGATTTCGAGATCAGTGGTCTGCGGCCCTGCACCGAACTGAAGGAAAGGCGCTCGGGTTCCGAAGGCGTCGATGGCGTTCCACTGCCATTTGTCGAAGGTATATGGCCCCGGAAGCGACGGCGCGCCACTGACCGTCGGTCCGGTGATGTTGTGCCAGGATTTGCCGGAATAGGAGCGGAAATCCGCCAGCGCCGCCCCCGAAGCGCCGGTGTAGGAATAGGTCGAGCTGATGGCCGAGTAGAGCGTGAACGGCTCGACGAAGGGCGGGCCGCCGGTGTCGCCAAGATCGTCGGATGCGACGCTGTCGACCTTCATGGAAAAGACGGCGGCAATCATCGTCGGCGTCCAATGGACCTCGACGATGCGGCTGAATGGGCCGAGATCGACCGGGCGCTCTTTCGAGCCGTAGGCAACCATCAGGCGGTCACGTCCTCGGCGACGCGGCCGATGAGGCGCCAGACGCCATCGGTGATGAACTTGACAGTGACGACCGAGCCGGAGCCTCCGGTCTTGTTGAGGAATCCTGAGAGGCCAAGCACCGTGACATCGGTTGATCCGGGGAACAGGAGAGCACCAACGCCCACCTGGCAGAACGTCGTCTCCATATCGGCGGTCGCGGTGGCGGGAAGATCGATCGTCACATCGCTGGCGCCGTCATAGTTCCAGAACCGGTTGAAATCGCCGTTGCCGACCACATAGACGCCATCCGTTGGCACATCGAGCGTTCCGCCGACAGACGGGCGGAAGTTCAACTGCGGCAGCGTGAACGGGCCGAAAAACGTGCCATCCTCCAGATAGATGGTCATCTGGGTGCCTGAGACGGTGATGTTTGAGATGTTCAGCGGCGCCGGGATCGAGGCGATAATATCGGCGATGCGTTGCGCCAGCTCGTAGGTGTTGCCATCGAACTCTGCCTCGTTGAGCGGAGCGCCCTTCCCTGTACCCCAAGCTCCATTGCCGACGTAATTCAATCCGGCCATGTGGTCCTCACTTGTATTCGCCGGCCTTGGCCAGGTTGAAAGCACGATATTGACCGTCGTCGCGGCCAAGGAAGACGACGCGCAGCGTGTTGCGCACCATCACATACTGCTCGGGATCGTCAGGGTTCTCGACGCGGATGGTTTCCCAGCAGCGCGACACCTCATCGAACTCGATGATGTGGATGTCCTTCGGCTCGTCGTTCTGGTTGTTGTCCGGCGGGAACACATAATGGACCCCGGGATTGGTCTGCTTCTCCGGCTCGGTGACCGTGAAGCTCGACGGGCCGCCGATCGAGAAATCGGCATCACCGGAATTGTCGACCGGAGGCACGCGCGCCAGCGCTTCCTGAAGCACGCGCTCGCCGGCCGACGGACGGGTAACCTGCTCCAGTCTGAAGACGCCGATCTTACCGCCCAGCGGCCCGATCGTGACATTGACGCCAAGGCTCGCCACTCTAAGCGCTTTCCAAGTCTATGGTCTTCGGCACCATCAGTTGCGAGACGGTGATCGGGTAATTGGTCAGGAATGGCGGATCATCGCGGCCGATGGTGAGCTTCTTCAGGTCTCCGTCGATGCGTGTATATACCTGGTTCAGCGCATTGACCGCGGCGTTGATGTCGGGCTTGAAGGCGTCGACCACGGCCGTCTGCGTCGGTACACCGTTGTAGATGATCATCGATGTCACCATGTCGAAGGGCCGCAGATCGAAGAAGTTCACGCCGTCGTCGACCGGCTGGATGGTCGAGAAATCCTCATAAGTGACCGCGCCGGCGATCGGCATGACCGTCCTGCCCGCATAGGCCTGGATTCCGGGCTCGAGGATGCCCTCCTCGGCATAGACCGGATCGCCTGGAACGGTCGTCACTGTGTTACCCTTGCCGACGGTGCAGCCGATGGTGAGCGTGCAACGATGCGAGCGCGCCACGCCGTTGAACTCGTAGCCGACGATCTTGCCGGCCGCCTCGCCGCCTGGAATGCGCGGATCAGCGCAGCGCGCGTTCTTGCGCAGCGTCACGTCCAGCGCGTCGCGGAACGGCACGGTGAAACCGATGTCGATGGCGCGCGACCGTTCGAGGATGTTGCCGCGCGCGAGCGCGATGGCATAGCCGAGGCTTTGCAGGCCGCGCGCGGTCGGGAAAAAGGCGCGGCGCCTGACATCGCCAATCGGCATGGCGCCGCCTGGATTCTCGGTGCTCGCCGGGTCGCATGGCTCGTCGGCATTGCCGGAAATCTTGATCGCCAGTATCTCGTCGTCCCCGGCATCCGCAAGCAGAGCCTGGCAATCCGCATCGAGCCGGAAGGTCAGCACCTCAGTCTTCGGCCGCGACACGTCATAGGCGGCGATCAGCGTCGGCTTCATCGACCAGACCGGGAAGCTCGCCGTGGCGTTGTCGAGGATGACCTGGTGGAAGTCCTCCGGCAACACCGAGCCGTCGGCGCGCAGGATGACGCAGTCACCCCACTTCCAGCCGCCGCCGATCGAGCCGTCCTCCTTCGGCCATTTCTTCATCAGTCCATCGCCGGTCAGCGAGCGAATCATGTATTTCGAGCCGCTGCCGGCGGTCTGGAATGCCTTCAGGACAACCGGCGTGATGTCGAGATCGCCGGCCGCCACCTGGTCCCAATTGACCGTCGCTTCCATGTCGACGCGGCGCAAAGGCGGCTGCCCGATGGAGATCGACAGCGAATCCTTGAGGAAGCTGGTGTCGAAATCGATCGTTCCGTCCTCGCCGTCCAGCATGTCGGAGACGGTGACGGAATGGTCGACCGGGTCGACGTGATAGCGCACGGTCATCGCCTCGATCACCGCATCGGGATCGTCGCGGCTGTCCGGCTTCAGGAACATCGGATCGTAGGCGAGCGGGTCGGCCTTCAGCGTCTCGGCAAGTGCTGCCTTGGTGACGTCGTAGCCCGGCGGTTTGGCATCGAATTGCAGCGTCACCTGGTTGGCCAGAAGATCGGTCGGGATGCCGACCAGCCTGCCTCGGAACAAAAGCCGTGCGCCGGCGGTCGGATTGGCGTCATCGCGCCAGGAGAACAGCAGCCATTGCTTACGCCCCGAGGCGAGCAGGCCGATGCGCGGGTTCTTGACCACAAGATCGAGCGTGGCGAACTCGCCCTCCTGTTGCGCCAGCTTGTAGCTGACGACGAGCAGGTCCTCGACCTCGTGCTCCGGCCCGAACACGATATCGGCGCTGTCGACGAAAGCGAAGAAGAACATGCTATTTCTCGACCAGGTCCAAGGACCAGTTGCATGCCGCGCCCCACTCGTCGAAGCCCATGCGGTAATCCGCCACCAGCATGGTGAGGCGCGGTCTGTAGTAGGTAAACAGGCCTTCGGTGCGCGTCGCCGGGTCGTCTGTGGTCGAGGCCACCGGGCGAGACGGTGAGCCGCCGGCGGTCAGGTAGACGAACTCGGTCGCGCAATCGACGGTCAACACCATGCCACGGATCACGCCGTCCAGAGCCGGCATGTTTTGATCGGAGCAGGTTATCGACAGTTTGAATTTTTCAGGCTCGCCGACGGACAGGTCGATCAGCACATTGTTGACGGTACGCGCGAGCTGCGCGTCACCGTCCAGCGAGAAGTCCTCGGTGATGCCACGGGCAGAATAAGGCGGGATGCCGATCGGATCGATGCGGAGAAGGGTCAGTTCGCTCATGTGCCCCTCCTCGGCGCCCTGCCTGCGCTGACGCGCGCTCCGCGCAGCGACACGGTTTGCAGGCGACGCAGCGAAACGTCACCGATCGTCAGGTCGTCGATTGTCTCGCCTCCAGGCAGAACAAGGGAGAACGGTGTGCGGCCTTCCGTGGTGAGTCCGCCAGCCGTCACCGCAATCGCGCCGCCGCTGGCAAGCCTTGGGATGGCCATCGAGCGCGAGAAGGCATCGACCACGCCGCCCATGTTGAACCCGCGCAGGTTGCCCAGGAGGTTCTTCGGTAGGGCGAGGTTGTTCAAAGCATGGAAGATGCCGCTGCCGTAGTACTGCACCGCCCGGGCGCGCGCGACGAACTCGCCGTTTGAGAGCCACGCCAGGATGCTGTCGCTAGTGGCGGTGCCTGGCCCGACAACGTGGCCGCCGGATGCGAAGCCGCCATGCGAGCCGCCGCTGTCGGATGAACCTCCAGCCTGCGCCCGAAGCTGCTGCGCCTGGGCGACGGCCGCCTGCAATTGCGAGATGATCGAGGCGATTTCTGTCCTTATCTGCGCGGCAAGGGTGCTGACCGTGGAGGCAAGACTGCCGAAGCCGGAGCTCACCAGGCTCTGGATGCCGGCGAAGATGGTGCTGATCTGGCCGGGCAGGCCCTGGAACGGCGTCAGGATGGCAGTTGCCGCCGCCGCCGCGCCGCCCGCGTCTATATTGCCAAAGGCAGCCGAGACGTCGGACGACGCTTGCTGCGCTGCCGGCGCGATCGTGTTGATGTCGCCGACGATGCCGTCGACGCCAGCCTTGGCTGCATCGGGCTTGACCGCACCATCGATGGAGTTGGTGATCTCGTTAGAAACGTTCTTGACGTTGCCCTGCGCCTTCTCGGCGCTGCTAGCAACACCGTCGAGTGCCTGTTTCGACTGGTCGGCACGGTGCGCGACACCATCGACAACGTCGAAGACTTCCTTCGTCAGGCTGCCGCTGCCACCGCGGACAACCGTGATCTGGTGCGAGACGCCGGCTATCTTTTCCGCTGCGCCATCAGCCGCCGCTCCCGTCTTGTCGAAGCCGTCCTTCGCTTCCTGGCCCGCCTGCTGCGCCGTAGTGCCATAGCCAGCAATGCCGCGCGCTGCTTGGGCGGCGGCAAACTGCGCATCGGTCATGCTGCCGGTCAACGTCTTGGTCCAGTCGTCGGCCTCCGCCAGTTTATTCGAGATATCGACCACCGGCTTGGTGGTATCGAGAAGCTCTTGCGCCAAAGCGCCCAGTTCAGGATGAGCGGCGCCCAGAGCAGCGATCCGCTTTGCATACTCCGCCCATCCGATCGAGCCGTTCTCAACCTGCTTGTTCAGCGCGTCAATCGCATCGCCCGCGAATGGCAACTGCTGGTCGAATAACTTCAGCGCCTCCTTGGCGGTCTCTGCCTCGTTTGCAAAGCTCTCGGCCAGGGCGGGACGATTGTTGCGCAGCGCAATGAGGTCCTGATCCTTCATCTGCTGCGTCATGTCGGCGACCTTGCGGCCCGCCTCGTCATAGGCGTCGCGGACCTTGCCGATAAGGTCTTCGTGGACGCGAAGCGCCGCCGTCGCTGAGTCGGTGCGCGTCACCCATAGTGCAATCCCGCCCGCCACGGCAGTGATCGCCAAGAGCCAAGGATTTGCGATCATCGCCCGACTGAAGAGCGAGATCGCATTGATGGCGACGAAGACCGCATCCTTGATCAGCCGAAACCCGCCAAGAACCTGGGTGATCGATCCGAGGATCAGCAGTTCGCCCGCCGTGGCGCTGGTGCCGAAAACCTTGTTGATGGCGTCGGTGACGAGGCCGGCAGCCTTGCGCAAAGTCTCGAAAGCCGGGATGACGACGCCCTTGATCACGTGCAGCGCGTCGCTGCCGAAGCCAACGATGGCGTCGCGCCACTCGATGATCCATTTGTTGCTGACGTCGGCATCGCGCCCCGACAGCGCGGCGAAGAAATCTGCGACCAGCACCTTGGCCTTGGCGAGCGCATTGGTCGCGAAATCAAGCACCGCCTGCTTGTTGCGCAGGATCAGGTCTCGGAACGCATTGAAGCCAGCCGTGAAGCTCGGCACGAAGATCAGGCCAAGCTGGCGCAGCACACCGCCCGCTGCCTGCTTCAACTCGTTGAGTGCATCGTTGAACTTCGCCGCTTGCTGGATCTGCTCATCCGTGAAGACAATCCCGAGCTCGGCCGCCTTTTTCTTGAATTCATCGATGCCGGCCGCGCCCTGGTCGAGCAGAGGGATGAGCTTCGCGCCCTCAAGGCCGAATAGCTTGATCGCGATCGCCGACTTGACCGCGCCATCAGGCAGCTTCTGAAAGGCATTGGCGACCTCTGCCAGCAACTGGTCGTTGGTCTTGAGGTTGCCGGCGGCATTCCTGACGGAGATGCCGAGATCGTCAAAGCCGGTCTTCATCTTCGAGGCCCCGGCCTTTGCCTTGTCGCCGGATGCTTTCGTATTGTCGCCGAAGCGAGTGACTTCGACGTTGATATCCTTGAAAACCTGTGTGGTGGATCCGATGCCCTTGATGATTTCGCTGCCGGCCTGGTCGAAGGCGCCGCCGATCTTCTTGCCGCTCGCCGCTGTCTCGTTGGCGGTCTTGTTCACCTGCTTGTTGAAGGTGTTGAGCGCCGTGCTCATCTGCTTCTGGCTGACACCGACGCTTTCGGCGGCGAACGCCCATTCCTGGTAGGACTTTGCAGAAATGCCTGCCGCCTGCGCGGCCTTGCCTGCCTCATCTGCGGCTTCGGCGCCGGACTTGGCGAGCAAGAGCAGCGCGGCACCCACGCCGTCGGCCGCCACCTTCAGCAGGCCAAGCGCCACGACCGAACGCTTGGCGAAAGTACCGATATCGCCGATCAGGATGGAAAGATCGTTGCCCAGCCCGCCGAACTCGACCTTCTTGGCCGATTCCTGGATCTGCTCCATGGCCTTTTCGCCAGTCTCGCCGAGCTTTTTCAGCTCTTCGGTCATGGCTTCGCCGCCGAGCAACTTAATCAGGACGGCAATAGCATTGCGTTCAGCCATTTACGGGCCTCTGTTGCCAACGACGAGAAACCCTGCTTCCATTCGGAATACAGGGGTCAATCCGATGGCTAGATTTCGAGTGAAAACGCAGACGGTGCTAGACGCTCAAGGCATCAAAGGTGCGTGGATGTTCGTACTATCGCCGATGGTTCAGGTTGCTGCTTGGCGATGGATCCGTGAGCCGACCGTCGCCAATATCATCATCATCGCGGGCGGGGCGGCCTTTTTGCTGGGTTTTGTGCTTCTGCTCACCGGGCGCGAGCAGCACAGCGTTGTCGAGGATGAGACTGTTTACCCTGACAATCAGGCTTTTAGGTTAGGCGAGAGACCCGAACCGGACGAGCCTTGGAATGGTGTGCTTCGCCGCTAATCCGCATTGAACGCGCCGGCGAAAATCTCGGGCAACTGATCCGCCACCTTAGCCGCGACCTCGCGGATGGCGAACTTGTCGGCGATCGACACTGTACTGATGCCGACAAACATAGGCACAGTGCGCAGCTGCACCCCGCCCCGCTTGCCTGTCTTTCCGGTCCTGATCTTCGCCGCCAACAGTGGCGGTTTGCCCGGCTGCTGGATCGTGAACAGTTTGCCGACATGGCTGGCGTAGAGTGCCGGCGTCACCCTAGCTCTGCCGATCCGCGGCGGCGCCGATGGCAGAGGCAGCCACAGGAACGGATGGCCGGAGATTGACCCGCCTTCCTCGAAGATGTTCGAGTATTTGATCTTGCTGTAGAGCAGGACCGACGGCTGCGGCGACAGCGTCTTTTGCGGATAGACGATCGTGGTCAGCGTGTTCTGCCATTTCTGGCTGAACCCGGCAGCGGCTATATTTGCCCTGCCCTCCCGCTTGGCCATGTCGGCGGCGATGTTTGCCGCCTTCATCGCGCCGACGGACAGATCTTTTGTGGCCTCGGCCATCGCCTTGTCGAACTGGCCGGCAGCGGCCTCGACGAAGACCTTGAGACTGCTGGTCATTCGCGCAAGTCCTCGATCTGCCTGGTGACGTCTTTAGGGTCACCGCGCGCGGCGTTCATGCCGATGACGAGTTGATCCGCCATTTCCTGGCGGCGGTCCAGTTCGCCGTAGTGCAGCCATCCTGCGATCTGACGCGGCGTGTAGCCCATCACCTCTTTCGAGGAATGGCCGAGACGCACCAGGCGCGCCGCAGCCAAGCCTATTGATTCTCCGGCTCCTCGCTGTCGGCGCTGTCCTTCCCGGTGATTTTTCGCAGCGCCTCGAGGAAAGGGCCGGGAGGGCTCGGCACCGTAAGTACCAGTATGCGCGAGATGAGCAGAGCGCGCTCACCCGGCGTAAGATTCGCGGCGCCCTTCTCGCTGATGCGATCGATGCCTGCGGCGATGAGCGCCGCCTGCAGCTTGACCGAAAGCGTGGCGATGGCCTTGGCGTCGATCTTCGGCTTCTTCGCCTTGATGTCGAACATCCCGGCCACTTCCGGGAATCGCGCAACGATCATGGCAATGTCGGCAAGCTCGACGCCACGCACGGTCACCTGATTGCCGCGCACCTCCTCCGTGAAGGTGAGCGGCGCGATATCGATGAACTCGGTCATGCATTAAGCCTGCGGCCGGACGGTGAAGCGGCCGAAGCGCCCATTCGCCTTGTTGACGTCGGCCGACATCGGAATCTTGGCGTAGTCGTCATTGTCCGCCATCAGCTCAAGGTCGCCCGAGGGGCTGATGGTGACATTGCCCTCGAAGTCGATCTGCGGGCCTTCGGTATTGGTGCCCTCGACCAGGATATCGACGGTGAGGTTCGGCTCCGTGAGCGGATCGATGATGATGTTGCCGTCCGTGTCGGTGCTGACATCGGCCAACAGGAACATGGCGATGTTGCGCGACGTCCATTCGTCAACCGTGTATTTGATCGATGCACCGGACTGGGTGACATTCGTCTTGTCCTTGGCGCGGATGCCGGTCCTCGCCGAGAAGTGCTCCTTCTTGGTGATGGTGGGCGTGTAGACGAAGTCGACGAGGTTGCCGGCATCGATATAGGCGACGTCGCCAGCCTTCTTGATTTTGATCGTTGCCGCCGGGATTCGGTAGTTGAGGATGGAGGGAGAAACATTCTCAGCCATCGGTCTTTCCTTTCGGTGATGTGCCCGTCACCGGGCGGTTGAACACAGTGGAACTCAAAGGGTGTTCGGGTCGAGCGCATAGGTGATGGCAAAGGCGACACCCATTTCGCCGAGCATCGACCGGCCCCAGGCGAGCGATGTCTGCGTCGAGTGCAGGCGTCCGCCCAGACGGTTGATGGTGAGCGCCGCCAGATCGACATCGGTGGCGATCGCCTTGATCAGCTTGGCCCGGTAGGCGTTGAGCGTACTGCCGACGTCGGATGCCTTCTCGGGCAGGACGATCAGCAATTGCGGCGTCATGATCATGCGGCGCGGCCCGCGAGAGCCGTGGCTGTTCGGGTCGGTCTCGGCCGCCGCCTCGTCGCCGTCCAGCACCAGGATGGCCGGCAGATTCGCTTCCGGCGGGCGGATGTTGTTGCGGAAAACTTCCTTGATGCCGGGAATGGTCGCGGCGATCGCAACCAGGCGCAGCAGAATGGCTTCGCGGGTATCCATCAGCGGGCCTCGGTCAGGATAAGCAGGATCTCGCCGGCGATCTCGCCGGTCGGGGCAGGCAATGGCTTGCTGTTTTCGACCCTCCAGGTCTTGCCGTTGAGCATCAGCTCGGCGCCGTGCAGGTCGGCCGGGTCGATATCGGCCAGATCGCCAGCGCGCACCGCGGCGGCCGGCGATATCGTCTCGACCTCGGCATTGAAGCGGCCGCCACCGCCTCCGGTGACGATGCCCGCCGTCTTGTCGATCGCCCTTAGCTCGATCGGCACCTCGCCGCAGTCGACAGTCAGCACGGCATCCACGGCCAGCGGCGAGGCATAGAGCGCATCGTAATGCACATCCCAGATGCTCATTTGCCGCGCCTCACGGTCGGCCTGAAGGCGAATTCCCAATGGCCGATGCGATCAGGGCCGGCATTGACCTCGACATGGGCGAAATACTGCGTGTCGGCGACCATAGCGACGTCGTCCTCGACGATGCCGCGGTAGAGGCCGGGAACCCCGTCTGTCCCGTCCACCGCGTCCATCGGCGCCGGCCAGGTCTGCCCCGCCACCTCGGCGCCGTCGGCGTCCTTGATCGTGAACGAAACCGCCGCATCGCTGATCAGCGTGTTGTCGACGGCGTCGGTGAGCCCCGTCAGTTCGATGACGTTGGTGTTGGCGACGTAGACGATGCAGGCCATGACTTGCCCTCAGTGAAGCGTTACGTCGTCGGTCTTGATCTTGCCGGAAAGCGCCGGCCGGGTTTCGAGATCGGCGTCTATCGCGCTTTCGATCTCCAGCCGGCCGGCCAGCATCGGCCGGATATCGATGCCGGCCAGCACCAGGGTTGCCACCACTTTGCGCAGCGTCGCGTCATCGACCAGGCCGAGCAGAAGCTCGTCGAGCGTGGCGATGTAGTTGGTCACCTCGCTCTCGTCGGTGAGAACGGGCGAAAGCGTGTCGTCGACATTGAGCGCGGCCAGGATCGCCACCGCCTCGGCGAGCGAGACGGAGACCGTATCCGAGCGGTTCAGGCTGCCGGCTATTGCGTAGGCCTCGGACAGCGCCACGCTCACGGCATCGGCAGAGCCCAGCGACGCGAGCATCGCCGTCACCGCATCCGAGAGCAGCACCGCCAGCGCGTCCGATGTGCCGATGCTCACCTGAAGCGCGGCCGCGTCGGTCAGCCGGACGGCGAGACCGTCGGAACGCGCGAGTGAAACCAAGATCCCGGCGCTCTCCGTCAGTTTCGGCGCGAGGCTGTCAGACGCGACGACGTCGATCGGCGCCGCGTTCTGGAAAAGCAGAAGCAGCGACATCAGGCGCCGATCGAGACCGTGATATCGACGGTGAGCAGCCAGCTCTGCGCGCTGGTCTTGGTGCCCAGATCCTCGGCCTTGCGCGACAGCATATCGCCGCCAGACGAGCCGTTGAACACGCCCCACTCCTGCCAATGGAAATTGGCGTCGCTCGTGCCGAACAGCGACCGGAAGGTCAGAGCGTTGGTCGAGCGCTGCGGGTAGGACGATTCCATGCCCTTGCGCAGCTTGTTCGAGGCCGCCTGCAAGTCGGTCTGCGAAGCCGAGAAGGCGGTCGAGGAATCGCCGACGCCAAGATAGGCGTTGGCTGCGTCGAAGGCCGTCGGCGGGCCGTCAGCGATGAGCGCCGCGGCGATATGGTCGCGGCCTGCTTGGGTCAGGGGCATGGGCTTATCCTTTGCCTTCGATCACTTCGGCCGGCGCAATGCCGGGCCGGAAATCGCCGTCGAACTTCTCCAGCCTGTAGCGGACGCCGACATTGATGGTGGCGAGATCGCGCTTTCCCGCGCCGACTTCGTCCAGCGCCCGCTCGAGCGCAGCCGCACTTTCCGGCGGCAGATGGCTTGCCAGGCGGCGGAGTTCTTCAGCGGTCATCAATCACCCCAGATCATCGCCTGGTCAGCCACGCGCACGAAGAGCATGTTGGAGCCGCACCAGGAATGGAGCATGAAGCCCTTGGCGTTCATGATCTCGGCGAGATCGTGGCTGGCGTCGCCAGTGCCGCAATCGGCCTCGACCAGAGCGACCTTTGGCGGATGATGCGTGAAGTCGGCCGTCTTCAGGACGTCCACGTCCAGACCTTCGATGTCGACCGACAGAAGATCGGGCCAGATGCCGTTGGCATGACCCGCCACGATGTCGTTCAGCGTCATCACGGGCATCTCGACGCTCTTGACGACGCCGAGCGTCGCCGCGGTCGCGACATCGAAGGTGAAGCGGCCAGGATCGGCATCAACATGGTAGAAAGGCAGCCGGCCGACGAACGGCGCCACGCCAACGCAGAGATTGATATCGTCCGGCCGGTGCTGCACGAACAGCGCATGCTGCGCCTCGTTCGGCTCGACATTGATGCCGCGCGAGCCGCGCTCATAGAGCAGTGCCGTGTTCGATAGGTCGAACGGGTGATAGGCGCCGACGTCGAGATAGGACGGCTTCTCGATGCCCAGCCTATGGAAAATGTTCAGCACGGCCAGATCGTCGCCATGCTGGGCATAGGTGCGGCCGCCGAACCACTGATGCGGATGGCCAGTCAATGAACCACCCCCGTAACCTTGTCGCCGACGTATTCTACATCAGCGCCATCGATTATCTGCGGCGCGATCTCGGTCCAAAACCAAGCCCGATCTGCGTCAAAGCCTGCTGCCCGCAAGCCCTCAATGATTTGGTCTGTGGTCAGGCCATCGTCTGCATCGAGCAGAAGCCGGTCGACGTCTTCGATCGTCGCGCGATTCACTTCGTCCCCTCCACCACAGCGGTCTCGATCCAGTTGAAGTGCTCGCCGATCACGCGGCCGTGACCTTCAGCGCCGACCAGATCTCGACTTTTCGACTTGCCCGGCTCGCAGGGCGTGATGTCCTCGAACCCGGCATAGAACAGGCAGGCCTCGAGCAGCGATTGCGTCCAGATGGCCTTGTGGCCATGCGCGTTGATGATGGCGTGCATGGCCCCGCGGAGATCGGCCGACGGTGCCCATTTGCGCGCGAAGTCGAAATAGTCCTGGTCGCCGCGCTTCCAGATGTTTTCCAGGCTCGGCACCGCGATGCGGATGACGCCGCCCGGCTTCAGCACGCGCCTGCATTCGGCGAAGAAGGCCAGCGCCTGGCGGTAGTCCACATGCTCGACCACATGCTCGGCGAAGATGAAGTCTGCCGACGCGGTGTCGAAGCGCAGCGGCTTGGTGATGTCGACCTCGGCGTCGAAGTTCCGCCAGCCGTCGAGACGGTTCTCGCCGCAGCCGAAGTTGAGCTTCACCTTCGGCTCACGCGGCATCGCGGCATCAACGAAGGCGTCGAAGGCCTCCGGCGGGCAATGCGTGATCCAGTCGAAGGAAGCGGCATTCTCGGCGGTGATCTGGTCCTTGTCGCCGCGCTCGGCGCGCGCTGGCCGATATGCAAGCCTATCCCCCAGAATGTCCGCAATGATCTTTTCCGGCTCTGGCTTGGCTTGGCGATTCCGCCAATCATATTTCGCGATGAAGTCGAAGGCTTTGAGCCGATCGACATCGAAGAACATCAGACCCGTCTCGGCCCACCAAAATTCTTTGCGCTTGGTTCCGGCGACCGGCGGCGCGATGGCAATCGGCAATTCCCCTGCCATTTCCTTGCCAGCCGGCGCTTCGATAGAGATCGGCACCTGGTCAAGGAACTCTATTACTCCCTTCACCGGCTCCCGCAGAAGGCTGTCGCCTTCGATATGGACGACATAGTCATAGCCGCCATCGATCGCCGCCTGTAGCCCGTAGCAGAACGCCCTACCCCAGCCGTCGCGGCCCTTGCGGGCCAGGTGGCCGATGTTGTCGCCGAAGTCGTGGACCTTGACGCCCGGCTCGGCCTGCCATTTCACGGGCGAGGCGCTGTCGACCAGCAACAGTTCGCAACCCGGGTTGAGATGCCTGTGCAGCTTTTGCCACTGGCCGACGAGCTTGGCCTTGTCATCGCTATCGACGAACACCGTGCCGAAGATCAGGGTACGCGGCGCGGCGCCGTGCTCCCGGGCGAAAGCGACGACCTTCCCCATGGCCGCGTCGATATCGATGCGCTTGTCGCAATCGTGCGTCTTTGCGAAGCACTCGCACGGCTTGATCGGCTCGATGGCAAGCGTCGGTGCCAAATGCACCCCGACCGCATTGGTGGTGCGGAAGCTCTCGTTGCCGCCATAGACCACGATGTTGGGCGTGCCGACCGCCTGCGCCAGAATCGGCGCGAAACCGGGATTGGCGAAGACCAGATCGGCCTCGGCGAACAGCCCGGCCAGCGTCTCGAAATCGAGCTCGCCCTTGTGCAGCTTCAGGTCCGCGTCCTGTTCCTCGCCGACGATATGCTCGCCCGAATTGGTCAAATCGCAGATGCTGATCGTGAAGAAGCGACTGCGGATCGCCTGGTAGAGCTTCGCATAGGCCACCGGATCCGGCGAGCGCGACGGGCATTCCCAGACCTTGTTGAGCACGATCGGCCGGTAGACCATGACCGGCAGGCCGGCCTTGTTGTGCTTGGAGAGCAAGTCCTTTGCCGCCTTGCGCCATTCATCCTTCACCGGCAGCGAGAAATCAGGCTTCTCCGTTTTCAGCCCGGCAGAGACGAACTGCGCGGCGAGCAGAGAGCCGGCGCGGCGCGTCATGTCCGGCGTGTAGGTGATGCGCAGTTCCTCGGCGTTGGCCGGCTGCCGCCCCCTGCTTCCCTGCCCGCCGGTGCGCATGCGCTGCGGCAGGCGCGTTTCCATGATCAGGTTCAGCCCGTCAGCGACGAGATCGTGATAGAGCGCCGGGTAATAGGTGCGCAGCCACACCTGGCGCGTCTTCATCAGTTCGCGGATCACCGCGCGCTGGTGGATATTGTCGCCGACGCCATACATACCGGTGACGACCACCGGCGATTTGGCAGGAACGCGCTGGAGCATGGAAAGCGCTTCCTCAAATGACATTCTTGGCCAGACGTCGATCGCGCTGGCCGGGTTGGCGTTTATGACCTCGACGCCGGCCTTGGCGATCGAAGCTGCCACCATCTTGAACTCGCCGGCATGCAGGTCGAACGAGCCCTTGATGAAGGGCCAGGGGTAGTCGGCGCCGTGATGGTGGCGGCTGCCGTCCTCGCTGTTCCTGCCGTCGACGCCGAGCAGAACGACGCGCCGGCAGCCGAGATGGACGGCAAGGTTGATCGCGCCGGTGACCGATGTGCGGGCCAGCGCCAGCTGCGTCGGCTGGGTCGCGATGCCGTCCTTCGGATCGACCTTCATCAGCCGCGTGACGCCCGGCGGCCCGCCGCCGGAGGTGGTGACGAAGCGGCCGGCAAAGGCGCCGATGTCGGCCTTCCAGCGGTGCGGCGGATCGGACCACCACCTGGCGTCGGCGAAGAAGAGAATGTCCGCGTCAGGCCAGGCGAGCACGGCCGAGTTGATGGCGATGACCCGCCGCCCTTTCAAAGGCGACAGGTCGAGATCCTTGACGGAGGCGCCGCCCGCGAGAACGAAAGCCGTCTCGCTTTCCCACTCGCGGGCAATGCTCCCCATGCAATGCAAGGTTTAGATCGTGAAGGCCGCGGTGAGCCGCACCTTGCCGGTGGCGGACGGGTTGGCAGCCGCCTCGATGGCGACGCCAATCAGCTTGTTGGAACCTGCGGTGGCGGTGGCTTCGCCATCCGCGGCGTCCCAGTAGATGCGCTCGCCGAAGGTCCAGGCCTGCGCCGAGACCTTGGGCAGTTCGTAGACACCTTCAAGCGACAGTGTGCCGGTATCGCCGACGGCAATGTCCACTGCCGCGACGCCGAACAGCGATCCGGCGACAACGCCAGCGCCGGAGGCGACATCGACGGCACCGGTGACGTCTTCATTGGTCCAGGTAATCTCGTTACCCGGCTGGATATAGTTCTTCATGATTGGCCTCCTGATGAGGAACGGGTGAAGGGAAAGACGGGCGCGTTGCCGCCCGTCATGCGAAGGCCGATCAGGCGCCCGCGTTCTTGTAGCCGCCGCGGAAGTCAGTCGGGCCGCAGCCGAAGTCGTGCTCGACCGACATCGAGAAGCCCTGCTTGCCGAACGGCTCGTCCATACGGACGCGCGGCGCGTCATAGCCTTCCAGATAGCCCCAGCGGTAGTTGGAGATGCCGCTCGACGGATCGGCGAACAGGTACCAGCCATTGCCCGAAATCTGCGCGGTCGAGATCGGCGTCATCTTGCCGGAGTACGGGTTGACGTTCGACAACTGCGTGGCGTTGATCGGCGCGAGCAGCATCGACGCTTCGAGATCCTTGTCGGGACCGGTGAGCAGGATGGTCGGCCGGTTCGACAGCAGGGGGTTGCCTTCCAGCGTTTCCTGCTTGGCCATGGCGGCGACACCGGCGCCGATCGAGGCGACGGTGATCGCGGCGCCGGATCCGGCCAGGTTGGCGTGATCGGCATGGAACACTGCCTTGCCGTCCGCCAGCTTGCCGTTGAAGGCGGTCGAATAGAAGGTGACTTCCTCGAACAGCGCGACCGACTGGCCGTAGCTGGACAGCAGGTCATTGATGGCGCCGAGATCATCATTGATCAGCATCTGGCGGGTGATGGTTAGCGCGATGGCATAGCTGAACGCCGACACCGTCTCCTTGCCTTCCGAGAAGCTGCCATACTTGATCTCGCCGGCCTCGAGCACCTTCTGCAGCATCGGGAAGTCGCCGACCTTGACCGTGGTGTGCGGGCGGAAGTCGCGGAAGTTGCGCTGGCGGGCGATGCTGCGATAGGTCGGCTGCGCCAGGGCATAACGCTGCTCGAGCGAGCGGTTGATGGCGCCCTCGAAGATCGCCGGGAAATCCGACGTGGTGAGCGAGGCGCGCGTCAGGATGTCGTCGATCTGGCGAGCATTGAGCATGACGCCGCCGCGGAAGCCGACGCTTTCGGCCGCCAGGTTGATAAGGCCGCGACCCATGAACTGGCGGGCGGCGGCGGACGGGCCGGCCGGCGGCAGCGGTGCGCCGAAGCCGTAGGACAGCGCCTCGGTCATGGCTGCGCGACGGGTCTCGGTCTCGTCTTGATGGTTGCGGTTCGGTTCGGTGCGGGCGCGGCCGGACTGCGCCGCCAGGTGTTCGAAGGCCCGCGTGCGGAAGGCTTCGACGGTGTCGGCGCCGCGAATGGCGGCCTCGATCACCGTCGATTCCATGCCGGCGCGCGTGCCAATCGCCAGGATGTCGGCAGCGCGCGTCGCGGCCTGGGCGACAGCGTCGGCGGAGGGATTGGCGCGGTTGCGCGTTTCCTCTTCCTCGGCCGCACGGATCTGGCCGTTGAGGGTCTCGATCTCGGCGAGGATGCGACCATGTTCCGCCTCGATCGCACGGGCGGCTTCAGGCGTGGTGTCGTCCTTGATCTTGGCCTTTTCCTGTTCGGCCCGAGTGGTGAGCTCGGCCAGCTTGCTGCGCAGGCCGGCAAGCGCCAGCGTCGCCTGCATGACATGGTCGGAGATGTTGAAATGGTGCAGGTCAAAGCTCGGCAGATGCGGAGCCGCATATGCCATGTCGGCGCCAAGGCCGACGATGAGGCCGGCGCACAGGATCATGGCGACGGCCGCGGAGAAGAAAGCCTTTTTCATGGCTCATTTCCTTTGCGTTTCCGGGGCGATGAGCCGTCGCCCTGCGTCCCCGGTGGAGCGCAGGCGGCC